TGAATGGCTTTAAAGTAATAGCCCAAGAGGGTTCAGTAGGACAACAACACAAGCGAGAGTTTAACGATGCACTGTACACACCTAACCAAGTGGCGTATGTGAACAATGTAAACGGTATTATGATACACAATTTACAGCCACAAGCTCAAACACAGAAGGAGAAGATCGTATTCTCCAATCAAGCTATGTTTGAAGTGTTAGGGCTAAATCCCGCTTTTCTTGGATTTGGCGATGCGTCATCAAGCGGTAGAAAAGTAGGCTTACAACAGAACGCAGCAATCAACAGCTTAACACGCCTCGACACACATTTGAAGAGGTGGAATAAGTATGTAGTGTTAGACATTATGCACTTAGCATCAGTGTACAAGAACGCACACGAGTACATAACTTTAACTGATGAGTTCAATCAACAAGCCCAGATTGAAGTCAATCAGCCAGAAGTGCTGCGCATGAATGTCGGTGATACAGTGCAATATGTACCACACACGATAAAAGGTAAAGACGGTATAGTTAGATATAAAACATACGGCGGCACGGGGCTTGACGAATTACAGGCGGATGTTGAGATATTCACATCCGACATGAATGGGTCTGAAAGCGTAGATGCCGTTATGTTAGATCAATTATTGAACGGCATGGCAGGACAGGCACTCATGAACGCAAATCCTGCCGCATACTTCTACGCCATGTCATTGAAGTTGAAGAACTTGAAAACTAAGCATAGTGAAGAGATTGCACAGATATACGGCAACTTAGCTATGCAAATGGGCTATATGCCGACCTTAGACCCACGAGCTGCAATGACAAATCAAACAGGCGTGTTGGGTAATGTAAACGGTGCGGCAGGACAATTAGCAGAGGCTTTGGGTGCTACATCTGACTTAGCACCGCAGGGCTACAATCAAGGAGATAGATAATGCCAGATATAGACTTGAACTGGGCTGATGAGGCACTTAACAGTGGTACACAGTCCACATCAACAGCAACAGTCTATCCTGATGAGATAGACACACAATGGGCATCGGAAGTAGTGGCAGAGGAAGATACTAAACTGTATCAGACCAACGCTAATTTAAACAACATAGCTAAAGCTGCGGGAAAGCCTAATGGTTCTTCCGCAGTGCCACATACCAATAAGCGCCACACGGACATGGTGGACAGTAATGATCACCTGTTGAAGAACTTTATCGCCATGTCTGATGCAGTGAAGGGCGACAGTCCTATGCTAAATGGTACACTGATGGGTGATGTAGGTGTATTAGCTAAAACGGGTGCTAATGGGCTATTGAAGTTGGGCATAGGACTCGTCAATATAGCTGATGATGTACTTGACACAGTGGGCTTAAGCCTCCTATCCGATCAAGAGAGGGTGCAGATTGAGAAGGACAGGCAGATCATACAGCAAAACCTTACAGGTACAAAGGTAGGTGAGAAATCTGGCTTCTGGAGCAGGGAGACATTAGGCGACGCAATAGTAATGGCAGCTATGCCGACTAACATAGCGGGTAAGCTGCCCATGCTATCAACAGGTTCAGCTAAGCTCATGGCTAAAATGGGTGCTACGGAGTATGTAATACGAAAGGGTGAGAATGTAAGTTCAGGCACAGCGGCAGAGGACGCACTTATTTCAGCCATTGGAGGAAGGCTTTTGCACTATGGTTTAACTACCACACTACCTGCGATAGGTAAAGCCTTAGCTGATAGGAAGTACAACATCACATTTAACAACATGATGCGTACACTAAATCCTGAGTTTAAGGATTACAAGAGTACGGATGCGTGGTTAAAGTCTCCCGAGTGGGCTAACCTATCTAAGTCGTGGAAAGAAGTTACAGGTAGAACACCCAACACGCCACAGGAGAGAATGTTAGCCGCAATGTTCGGTACGCCAACAGGGCGTTCGATGTTGGGTGAAGTGTATAGACTTGACAGTCTATCGTCAGCGTCAGTGTTAGACAATATGACGGACAAGCTAATGCAACAGATGTTTGACCGTCTATCTAAAACTGACGGACTTGACACAGAGGCTTTACAGACAGCCTTCAATCATGACGACTTAGCCCGTTATATTATGAAAGAGTTAAAGGGCTTGACTGATCCTAAAGCGGTAAACAAGACACCTACATCGGGATTGGTACAAGTGGCACGGGATACATGGGGTATGTTCGAGAAGGGCTTAAAGTTCAAGTACAGTGATCAACAGTTAGTAACAGGTAAAGATGAACTGTTAGGCGACTTAGGATCAGCGATAGAGGATAGCTTAAAAACGGTGGGCATGGCATCCAAAGCGGATGCAGTAGAGAGTGCAACACTGATGAATATAAGTAAAATCCTTAATAGAATGTCTCCCGATGACTCTAATGTCATCACGCTAAAGTTGGGCGACTTAATGTCTCTAAGGAAAGAGTTGAACGGTCTATCAGACGAGGTAACAAGTCCGGTGATTAAACAGGCTAAGAGTAGAATAGACAAGTACATGGAAGCCTTCTTAGACGAGGAAGACTTAGTGGGCTACAAACAGTTGAACGATATGTACAGAAGACACACTATCACCTCTGAAGCCGATTTAGTCAAGGCTTTAAACAGTAAGATGTCTGACAAGGATATATACAACCTATTGGCGCAGGTGTATAGTAAAACAGACTATGCACAAACTGACGCTATAACCCAACTCCTTGCGCCACAAACAAGGGAGCTGTTTGACAGGGCGGTGCTACGAGGTATGTTCCAGAAAGCCTCTATGACACCCGACGGACTTGATAGTGTACTGTTACCCAATTTTGAGATGTTAGAGAGGATTTACGGCAGTTCTGCGCTACCTAAGACTGAAGTCGGTAAAGTAATGGGCGACTATGTGAAAAGCCTATCTGACCTATTCGGCACGGGGATTAATAGGGGCAAGGCTAAGTTAAAGGGCGACGCATCAGCCGTTACAACAGAGATATGGAGAGGTGTAACTAACGCTTTCTACAAACACATAGTACCTTACACTCACAGGGGTAGAGAGTTGAGAACTCTGTCTGACACTATTAAGGTCTTGACCAATCACCCAGAAGAGGTTAAGTCTGTATTCAGTGATATAGCTATGCCACACTACGGCACGGTGAAGGGTTATGCAAAGTTCACCGATGAGATAAAGGCTTTGCAAACACACGCACAACTACTAAGTGAGACCCTTATAACACCTAAGACAAGTGAGCAAATTGAGAAAGTGTTAGACGGCGGTGATCCCGCTGACTTACCACCCGCAGTGTTCGCTGTACACGCTGACAATTACGGAAAGACGATGCAACACCTTAGTGGTAAATTGTCAGAGTGGATGGAGAAGGCGATTAACTACTCTGCTCAACCACCAGTGCAGAATGAGTTTGTTAAATTGTCATACAACATAAAGCCTTCCGCTACTCGTACAATGGTTGCAGGTGGTGTGCCTCGTGTAGTGATACCTGACGCGCAGTTTACATTGAAGCAGACAGGTGCGGCACTTGAGACACAAGTCAATAAAGCCCCTATTTCGCTTAGTGATATAGTAGGCTTAAATAGGGAATTAACAGATGTATATCCAAATCTCAAAGATTTGAAGGTAGAGTTTACATCTACGCCAAGCGGTGGTAGTACGAGTTTTAAAGACGGCATTATAACGATAGACTTGCACGATGAAGCTATCGCTGCGGCAAAGGGTGCCGCTAAGACCACACAGGTAAAGAAGCGGATCATAGAGGGCATACGCCATGCGATAGACGCTGAAGAGGGAGTAGTTAGATCGTACAGCCCAATATGGCACACGCACATATTAAACAGTGAAACGGGTGTGTCTTCAACAGGACAGGCGGTGCTACATGAGTTCTTTAGATCAAAACAAGCCCCTGCGTGTATTGATGCAGTTGTGAAGGGTAACACGGGAGAACAACACGCTATACTGACTAAACTGTTGAAGGACTCCGGTATGCGTGAAGCTGATGCCGCTACATCTGCATCTAAGGTGTTAGACAATTTGAGTGCGGTACTCAATACGGATAGTGGCTATAACTACATGTGGCGCTATGTACACGGGCAGAAGGAGTTTAGCATACTTGACTCTTTAGCTAAACAGGTGCAAAAGCAGAGCGATGGCAAAGTTACCATTACACCCTATGACATGAGAAGGATTATACAGGAAGACGGGTATCCAGACCTTAACACAATATGGGATTATATCCCAAATGTACAAGGCGATACATTATGAGTTCATGGCACAACAGTAAAGAGTGGCATAGAACAAGAGAGGCTCACATAAGGAGAGAGCCTTTCTGTGCCGTGTGTGGTAATAGTATGGATTTAGAAGTACATCATTTGAATAGTGGTAAGTACTTCCCTTTATTGAGATATGAAGAGAGTAACCTTATAACGCTATGCCGAGACTGCCATAGAGAGGCTTATCACGAGGGTTTTAAGGGTGGTTATCAAAAGAAAGCTACAATAGAGGATTTTAATCGTTTCATGTTTGTAGTGAAGTACGGTAGTTTATATGTACCGCAAAGTATAGCGTTGAGCTTTGAAGCCCGTGAGATTATAGTGTAGGTTTTACCGCCTACACTTTACATTAATCAATTTTAAGAGCCTTTATTCTAACAATGTAGTTTTTATCGAGTTGAATAATAAAGGCTCTTAAAATCGATTTTCAGCGTCCATTTTAAGCGACTTTAGCTTTTCAGTAAGGGTCTTATACCCTTAAAAGGCTTTAAAATGGACGCTAAAATTAAAATAGTTTAATTTTATTCGTAGTTTATCTACTCCTTGATGTTATGAATACGCTTCTACTATCTAAATCCTCTTCCGCTAACCCTGCATATTTCAGCGCTCTTTTGTGAGCTTGATTTCTATGGATACCTTTTGCTCTCAATGCGCTATAGTGCTCCCTGTATTCACGATTACGCTGTTTCATACAGTCGTATAAATTCTTATCTGGTATCTCTGCCCATGCTACATCTTTCATTAATTACCCCCTGTAACTTTCTGTACCCATTTCTCCAATCCCGTTTCAGCACACACCCTCTTGTGTTCCGGTGCATGAGACGGACACTCATCATAATACTTATCGTAACGCTCCGCCATAGCGTCCTTGTTAACACCATAGTATATCCACAGCCTTTCCAACACTTGACTCTTATGCAACTTTTTCGCTGCCATTTCACCCAATCGTCTTAACATTGTAGTTCCTTTAATAAATATCTTGTTAACTCAATACCTTTTCTGATGTCCGACAAAAGGCTTTCATCATCGCAGTTAGAATGTACTAACTGATAATGATGCTCCTTGCCAGACTTCAACTTATACTGTAAAGCCTCTTCGTAAGTCATATCGCTCAACACTTTGGGGTCAATGTCGTACAACTCCCATGTTGAGCGATGTTTCTTACTTGACATCTTCCACGATACAGTCAGCGGCTGACACTGATGTATTTAAAGCGTTATCCCAAATAGGCTCTTCTGTATCTATCTCTTCATTGTCGAGATAATAAAGCCCATCTTTGTGTATCATGACATCACCGTCAAATCTCTTACCTGTGCGTAAAGATGTAGCCGTGTACCTCTTATGTGGCACCACAGGGATTTCTGTTTTAGTTATGACTCTTCCTTGTGCATCTACCACTTCTTCACATCCGTTTACACATATAGTCGTACCGTCTTGTGTAACACCGTATAAAGACCCTCTATCCGCATATACCTTGCTGAAGTTGTACACTGCACCATTTAGCTCTACAGTATAACCCTCGTCCTTAGACATCATAGGATCGCCTTTTGATCCCACACTCATCATTTGGGCTACACCCAACAATATCACTATTGACAACAATACTAATCCGATTATAAGCTCTATATTCACTTTCTTCTCCTATTTGCTTCTTTAACCATAGCATCTATTCTTTGCTGATCCCTCTCAGCACCCGCCTTAGCCTTCCTATCCATTTCTTTATCTGCCGCAGAGGCTCTCCCGTTAAGTATAGCTTCGAATATTCTTACTAACGCCATACTATACTCCTACAATATCCTTGTGCCACACTGTTCACAATGTGCCACTGTTCTCCAGCACGGTACACTGTTTGAGTGTCCGCACACCTCACACTTAATCCACATAGCTTTTCTTACACTCTATGCAGACTATATCGTCCACCACTTTAGGTGCGTGTACCCATTTGCCACACGCCTGACATCTTACCCAGTGGTACTCATCGTTGTACATCTTCATTCCTTACTTAACGATATTTACAAATTGTAGTTGTGGCATAGGTATCTTGTAGCACAACCACATTACTCCAAAGTGTGGGGAGCTGCCTGAAAACGCCACCCTCTGGTTCAATACTATGATACTCAAATCCACACCCGCAGCACTGAACATTTCACCCCTTACATTACCCTGCAATGCGGGTATAGGTAACAGTAAAGCGAAGGGCTTTCCTATTCTGAAACAGTGTCCTATGAACTGATCCTTTATGCTATAAGGTGGATTTGTTACAATACAGTCATACATAGACGGGTGTAACCCCGCTCTTAGGAAGTCTGTATTCCCCGCCTTAACCTTTAGCCCAACCGACTGTAAAGCCTCCACGATACTCTGGCTTTTACCAGCCGTAGGCTCATAGTACCGCCAACCTTGTGGCAGGTAAGGTAACAATGGGCGCACGGCATACGCAGGTGTGTACCGCTCATCTCCCGTAGCACCCTTGTCCGATGTGATTAAGGCTTTAGGTATCATCGCCGTTTCCTGTCATCACTGTCTCCCACTATTGTATCACTGTCGATAACTTTACACACAAGCGTAGAATATCCCGCTATATCGTGCCAGTGGTCTCTTTCGTTTGGATCACCCGCACATATACGGGCGATCTTGTGCATAGTCATATCCAAAGCCTCTTTTTTATCGTCTGTGTATCCGCTTATGTAAGGACGTATAATGTCCTTTAACATCTGTGCAATGTGTGCCTGTTCTTCAAAATCCCCGTGTGTCTTGCCCCTCTCTTTAAGGGTCTCATGTATATCTTTATTCAAGTTGTTCTCCTCTCTCAACATATAGCGCCATGCGCTCACGAAGTTTAGGGGATAAAATCCCAACTATATTTGTATTCCTTACCCAACCTCTGTCGTACACCTTCCACAGCATACCCCGCATTGTTCTGGGCGACTGTGGTTTGCCTAATTTGCAGTGTTCATACACATACTCATAGGCTTTACCCCATACACGAACCCGATACAGTCCGTAATAGGATTTGAATTGATCGTGTAGCTTTCTGTCCGCTACGATCTGTCTTGAAAGCCTACTGTATGATATGTACTCCCGCTTTCTATACGAGAAGGTGTAGTGTTTCAACACTGACAGATGCTCATGGCTCTGCCAGTTGTCCAATGTCTTTACATTTATGCCTAAGCGTGGAAAGCGCTCATGTAGTTTTTTAGCTACGCAGCGCTTCCACTGTGCGTTCTTAATCCTTACTCTCAACCCGTCTCCTTGTACATTACTACGCCAATGAAGGTACGCATTAGCCTAGTCTGTATGTCAGACAACAGTCCCGCGCCGTTTCTTCGGGCGTTCAATAGTTTGCGTAACAGGGTTACAAGTGCGGCATCTTCCGCATCTACACCCATTCGTACCGCCACGCTGTTAACTACCGCCCTTTTAATTGGTATAGCAAAATAGTTATACTTATTGTAGTACTTGTCATACAGCTCTTGAAGTACATCGTCTTCAAGTGCTATATCCTTGTACGCCTCAATTTTGATCTTACCCTTACTGTCGTAAAGCCTGTGTACAACAGAAGGCTTTGCCCTCGATACAACTTCCCATGCAGACTTGCTAAGTCCGAGTTGCTGTGCCACTTTAGCGTTGAAATCTTTTTGCACTGAATACCTCCACTTTCGGGGCTTCAGTGTGTATCATAGCCTTGTATATAATGCGTATAGCCTCTATATGTTCAGCTGATAGTGTCATCAGCATATTAGAGAACCGCACCAATGTTTTAGGCTTGACTACTACACCTATGCCACCCGCTTTGTTAATGTCATGTAGATATTGCGCCTGTTTAGGCTTTAACCTATCAGGTGGTATCTTAACCTCTACGGCTAAGAATATGCCCTTGTAACAGGCTACAATATCCGACACACCCTTAATACCTTCCACATTGATCGCTGTGCCACCACTGTCATTTATCAGTGTGATGATGTGGTTTTGTAAATCCTTGTGTGCTTTAGCCATCTGTGGTATTCTCTAAGATCGGGTTTTCTTCCTCAATCTCCGGTGGTGTCAATCTATCCGCCATGTCATACTCCTTTCTATCGGTCTTTCCTGCTGACACTTCGAGCAATAGCCTCTCATGCCACACCGCGTTTTTATTTCTGTGCCACATACGGCACACACAAATATTTCTTCTGCCTTCATCTGATCCCCTAATTGTAAATGAACTTCTTTCCTATTTGGAGAGTGCCTTTTATATCTTCCTGCAAATAACCCTTACGACTATAAAGGATATTATTCTGCCAAAGGACATTTTCAAGTTTAGCACCGATCTTGATTTCAAGCCCCTTATTGCCTCTCCCTAAGCCTCTAGTATCACGGTAATAAAATCCCTTTACTTTTTTCTTTCCATTGATACGAGCTTCAATATAACTCCACCCGTCAATAGAGTTCTTAGGATCGTTTTTAAAGGCTTTTATCCTATTACCTATCATCAAGTCTATAACGACATAATCTCCCGCATTAGCAAGGACTAATCCGCCGCACGGGTTTCGTAGCATAGCCCATTGTAGGTTATGTACATACGAATTAAGGCTTTTACGGTGATCTCTGACCCAGTACAAATCCCCTAATGCGTCCTTAGAGTTCCTATACCACTTGAACGGTATGTCTTTTGTATTGTACGATGCTACTTCTGACTTAGGGTTTAATGTTACATTGCTGTAACCATACTGCGCTCTCAGCCATTCCAAGTACTCTTTGTTGTCGCCAACATACCGCCTATGGCTGTATGTGCGCTTGAACAGTAAACCAATAGGTACAGCAACCAAGCCCAATGTGGCACACAAGAGTTTCTTAGCTCCCTCTTTTGCGTACCACCTAAAGGCTCTATTTGAATATTTCAATATCAACTTCTTATCCTCTACTGTCATGTCAGCTCCTTGTGTTGTATTTAGCTTAACGCTTAATCGGAGGCTTTAAAAGCCCCCTGTTAAACGCTACTGTGTTATTTCAGCTATGTCTAACACTATTGCGTCCAATTCGTCATCGTATCGTATATTGTCTATGCGATACAACTCACCATCCTCATCCTCAGCGTACACCTTAACGGTGTTAACATGAACACTGTTGGATACAGCTTCATGCTCCAGTTCTTCAATCATGTCTTCGTACGGTATTGTCATTTCTTCTCCTCACTTACTTCAATTAACACAACAGGCTTTCCGCCCTCATGGCTCATGACTATATCTGTAACACGCACTTTGGTACTGCTACCCTTGTGTATTACATACACTTCCACCTCTTCATCGTCATTTGTGTATTCCGATACAGCCAAATCAGTCAGTCTTTTTAATGCACTCCATGTCATTTCTTCTTCCTCTCTTCCCACTTCTTTCTGTTATACTCTTTGATAGCCTTTGCGTCCGCACCAGTGTATGTTCCTGTATTCTCCTGCAAAGTGTCTATCTTACTTCTACTGCTCATCACTTGTCCTCTAAGTACTCTATCAAATCCTCCATTGGATCAAGTGGCTCATCATCACAACACATGACAGGCTCAATCCATTCAGGAGGGTTTATATCCTCATCTTCAGGGTAATAAGGTGTTGTATCACACCATCTACCAACCTCTTCACCGTATATCGGATAATGCTCATCTATTGCGTCGAGTAAATCCTCACAACTCTCACAGTAAACCATGTCGCTCCTTCTCTTCCAATTCTTCTACATACTCTTCAACAGCGGCATTGAACAACAAGCGGTCAAAACCACTGTCGCTCAATAGCTTCTGCAACTCTGCCCTCGCCTGTGCTTCATCAGAACAGTAAGGCTTTATCGCCTGTACTGCGTCCGAGAAATCCTCAAGCATTCCGGAAGGCATTATCTGTCTCCCGTGTGTGTCCTAATAGGGTCATCGCCCTCTTGAACATAGTATCCTGCAACTATGTCCTTCATGAGTGCTACCTCGTACCCATAGTGATATAAATGCTCATAGATAGCCTTCATATCTTCCTGTGCTTCCGCACCTGCAAGGTAAGGAATAGAGGGTCTTGAACTGAAATAGATAGAGTCATCGACCCATGCCCTGTGATAGGTAACATAGGTCTCTCTGTTATCTCCTAAGTTGTTACCCCAAGTAGCCAGTGTCGCACCATCATATATGTTGAACAGTGCGAATATACTGTTCTCCAATGTTTTGATCGGGAACGCCGGTGTGTCAATTTGTGCCTCTTTCAGTTTTGCCACGAACTCACGACTTGATACAAAGTTACCCACTATTTGTGGCATGGTCAACTCACCACTACCCAACTGATCCAACCAAAACTCCAATCCAGTATCCCCACCTTGATACGCCGGTCTATTGAGTAGGCTATTATACATCGTCTTGACACTGTTACACTGCTCCACTGTAACATTGTACTTCATGCTCAACGACTCACAACTCGGAATACAGCTACCTGCGGTAGCAACTAAAGCCCATAGGGCTACGATTAGAAACACTCTCTTCATGTCATTCTCCTAAAATTTGTATTGTGCAACAGCACTATAAGAGGCTTTATGAAAGCCCCTCGTACTACTGTTCAATGTCATGATCAGGCGTGGGTGTCAGTTCCACTCTGACATACTCCATAGCCTCTCTCAGATGTGTAGCCAACAGCTTCACTGCGTCCTGCAACTCCGATAGCGACAATGCGTCGCTATTCTCTATATCCTCTAATGTCATTAATAACACTTCCAACTTACCCATACAAATTTCTCCTGTGTTTCTGATATACAGCGTTAGTGTAATCCTCACCACGCTTTAATAAGGTGTCATACATATCTGCACCCACGCCACTCTCCGTTAGTAGATAGTGTACTTTGATCGGTGTCTCACGCTCAAAACTACACTGCCTTGCTCTCGCTTGTACCGCCACATCGCTTTGCCACGACATGGAGTATATAACTAAGTGCTCTGTATCCCACAAATCCACGCCAAATGCGTTCGCTTTTATTTGCAGGATTTTAGCGTTCTTAAATATCATGCGTAGCAACTTACCTTCATTCTGAAAGTTGTACATAATTGCTACATCTTCCGTATCACCAAATGTGTCGTAAATCCATTTGGCTTTGTCATAGTACTCAAGATTGAGATCGTATGTCTGTGGTAGCCACTTCTCCTCAAACTCTTGAACAGTGTAGCCGTGCTGTACAGCTTCCCGTGCATTGTGTAACTTAACAGGGCGGTCGGTGGTCTTGCTGATCACTTCAGCATATGCTGTATACGTCAATGTGCCACCTTCGATTTGCAATAACTTATTACGCACATCAGCGGCATTTGCTGCCCCTACAAGTACACCGTCTATCTCCACATAGCCCAACTCGTTCAACTGCTTACACATCTTATGCAGATGCTGTGGTAGCTTGAAATAGTGTAGCTCATCGACAGGCTCTATAAAGCCTAAGCCCTCGCGGCTTCGTACTACCCTTATAGCGTTAAACTCTGGCATCAGTATATCGTCTCTCGTCTCGTCATAACATGGGATTTGCTGCCCACCGCCTATCATCTTATATGTCAGTATGCCGTAATCCTCAAACCATGACAAGAAGTCGGCATATCTTGCCCATGGGCTATACATGCAGACACCTAATTGGTGAAACAACTGCGCATGACTATATGGGTGCGGCGTGGCACTCATAAAGATCGCAGGTTTCATATAGAACATTGTCCGACATTGCAGCCATGTCTGCGACGGCTGCGGGTATCTCGTTATATTCTTATGAGCCTCGTCATAAATGATTACATCATATTTCATGTAATCCTTTAGCGTATGTAGGCTTTCATAGTTGATAATGTCAACTTTAATAGTGTATTGACCCTCGAAAATCCTCAATGTTTTACGCCAACCGGTTAGCATGTGATACTTACCGTTCTTCGGAGCACGGACTATCTTACCCTCGTCATTGATATTGTATCTGTAATCATCACCGATAGGCTTTTTACCGGTGATAACAAGACACCTACCATTGGGATATGCTGCATTGGCTAACACTAAACCGACGGCACTTTTACCTGTACGCTCTTGTCCTGCGAGGTACACTATGCCACGCTTAGAGAAGACTTCCCACGCTTGGGTAGCCATCTCTATCTGGTGCGGTTTCAATGCGGCAGGTTTAACTGTTGCACTCATTTATCGTGCCTTTCTAAGTCCAACAATTGTGTAGCAGGATTGTCCTTCTTAAATCGTGGGCTGTTAAGGCTGTATGCCCCTGTTACACTATCATGGGTTAACATGAAATATGTAACCTCAAATATTTTACCTATGTATTTTCTATAGTCCACACAACGATCCGCATCGTTTAAGCCCGATCCTACCCACACTTGAACGGGCTTACCCTTAACAGTTCCCGCCATGAGTAAAGCCCCTATTTGTCCTGCTTTTGTTGTATGCTCTTTAGCACTTATACATCTAAGGTCAGCGGGTTCACTCCGCTTGAACTTCAACCATGTTCTATCTTTCTTATAGGTAAGCGTACCCCGTAGGTCTTTACCTACTATGCCTTCATAGCCATTGTCTAACGCCCATGCTACAGCCTGATTTAGCTGTTCACGGTCATTGACAATAGATGTTTCACACGCCTTTAGCATATCATGTGTAGCGGCGTAACTCTGTGCGTTCTGCATACGCACGGAGTAATCAGTGGCAGGTGTACGCTGCGCCATGAAGTCAGACAGTGGTATAACATCCCACACTAAATAAGTGTCGTTTGGGTGGTATGCCATGTTACCACCGCCACTTATAGCGGAGTTTATACGCCTATTGACAGATTTAAACTCTTCTTCCGTCTGACCTTTACCGTTAATTAACTCACCGTCAAGGACAAAGCCTTCTGGCAAGGTTGACAACACAAGTTGAAGGTACTGATACTTGTACGACGATCCGTTGTACGATCTCAAGTGTACTACTTTACCTTCACGCCATGCAAGAAGCCTATTTCCGTTGTACTTTGGTTGTACTACGAGCGGGAAATTTATGGCTGTACCCTCTACATATGGAACACCCTTTTGTACTTCCCATTTGTCCAATGGTACACCCGCTCTTAACAGTGTTTTGCTACTCAAGCCACATCTCAAATCCTTGTGTACTGCAAAGAACACACTGTGGTCTTGTGTTCTGATGTAGTACTCCATAACGGCTTGAACGGCGGCATTGCCACTCAGAGACCTATCAGCCAATTTTGTCAACAGTTCTATTGTCTCTTTAGTGGGTGCAATGGTTAGCCCATCTTCATAGATGTCCGATAAAGAGGCTTTTGTTGGATAGGCTAACATTGTTTTAGTTACGTAGAACTTTATTGTCTTTGTAACTACCATGTTTAGCCATGTTATTTCAGTGTTTGACAGTGTACATTGCTTAATGTATGACAGTTTGTCTGTTATGCTGTCTGTGTTATAGCAATCATACAGCATGTCTTGCAAATTATAACTCATCTTCGATCCTTTACTTTTAATAGTAAAATTATAGCGTGATTAAGCTTTGAAAGTGCTTAATCTACGCTTAACCTAAGCTTAAAATCTCATAAATACTTGATTTTACCGTTTTGTAAAGGGCAATTATCCCACGCCTCGCACCACTTTTTAGAGCATAAGAAATCCCCTTGATTTGTTGTCGGCGCTAACATCGTTATAGCGTCAATTAGTGGCATTTCAGCCCTAAATTGCTCTATTAGCTTGACTAAATTCAAAGCGTAAGAGACTTTATTGTAAGCCCGATTTCTATTGTAATTTACCGTTAAAACTTTAAATCTCGCCGACGCTTTAGCCCGTGTTGCCCCTCTATCTATACCTAAAAGTCTTCCACCTACTACTTGTAACCCCGCATTGTGTGCCATATCGAGATATAGGCTCTGTTGTACGGCGTAAGTGTCAAGCTTACTCGCGTTGAATGTCTTAGTGAACTTGTGATCGTCCACTATGTAATACCCCTCCGGAGTTCGTGTGAGACGATCAACGCTACCACTTACCGCTGCAAACTTAGGGTGGTCTATTGGCTGCGTCAATCTACACTCTACCGTAGCGGGTGTAGGTAGAGACCCCAAATTTAAGTGCATATCATATACACTGTCTTGGAGATCAGTGAAAAGCCTCTCTTTACTGTCGTACTTGCTGTATGAGCCTTCGGCGTTCTCCCACATATCACCGCCTGTGAGTCTTTTATACTGTGCCTCGCTCTTGGCTATGCGCTCCTGTGCTATATCCCATAGCCAATCTGGCGGCGGCATGTCGCCGTTTGATAGTATGCGATAGGTGTCAAACGCCTCTGCTGCAGCATGATACGCTGTGCCTATTGAGTTTGCTGCCTTTGGTGTAGAACGGACTAAGCCGTACACTTTCAAAGCCCATTCGTACGGGCAATGCATATCCACCATAGATGGGCGTAGCACTATCTTATCGCCCATCGTTTTAGTTCTACTGTTGTCGCCCTCTAATACAAGGGCTTTTATATCGTTCGGTGATGTTATCTTACTTAGGTCTGCATATTCTATTGTCGCTTTCATCTCTCTTCCTCTATTGTAGTTAAATATTCGTCCGGTGTGTGAAACACCCTACCTGTGTATTTAAAGCCCCCTAAAAGAGGCTTTTCTGCTAAATCGTTATATGCGTACATATCAACAAAGTTCTTATTGAATGACTGTACAACATCATGTTCTAAACTGCACCATTCAACGGCGTGTCGTCTGCCGTTCTCTATCAACACTAACGCTACCATGTCGCCTTTAGTTGCTTCGTAGTACATCGTTAATCCTTTACATATATTACATTGCTATCAGCCTCTTTCCATGTTACGCCCATGCCTACCTCAATCGGCATCGGCATATCTGGAAACGCCGTGTCTTTTATGGCATATCGCCACGCTTCAAAGCCTACCTCTGCGGCTTGTCTTGCCACCTTGTCTGCTTCACTTACTGTGGTCTCCCATGTGAAGCTGTCATGCACCATAGCACACAATGGGGCTTCTACACCCTTCTCTTGATATGCAAGGCACACTTTAGCTACCTCTGCGGCACTACCTTGAATATAACGCCCGATCAACTGTGGCGCTGTGCAATGGTGTAGCTGTCTGCCTAACACTGTTGTTAAATATCCACCGCCTTTTTTGGTAAGCTCTTTAACATAGTCTTGAAGCTGTGCCACACCTGTATATGTGGCTCTAAACTTCTCTATTACTTCTTTTATGTACCACAATGGCAATAATACTCCTGATGAACCTTCCCAATCGATACCGCCGTCTTTCAACATAGTACCGTGAAAGGTATTCTCAGCCATGAGATACATGACACCAAAATTGATACGCTTAGCGAGACTCCTATCAGCCAATCCGAGCATGATCTTTGTCTTATTGTGTAGATCCTCTCGGTTCTTGTAAGCCTCGTACATAACTTTGTCCTCAGCTAAACACGCCATCATCCTCAATTCGAGTTGTGAGTAGTCGAATGTAACGAGGACTTTAGCCGCACTCGCTTTAAAGAAAGGCTTTACAGAGCGTGGCGCTTGTTGTATGTTCACCCTGTAATCGTGTCCTTGTGCTGCCGTCCTACCTGATGTGGTAGTTACACGGTACACGGAGTTAACCCTTCTTCCTCTTAGGGCTAACCTACGGAATACATCAAGAAATGACAAGCGCACATCAAAGTTCATGGCATCAAGTAGCACTGTGGCTTTACGCCTTTGCTCTCTACACTCTGGCGTATCACAATGCTCCTGTTCCTCTATGTACCTCTCATATTGGTCATGCAACTCATAAGCCTCTTTTCTTGACTTCCAATCCTTTGGATACGGCTCATAGCCCATACAGTGGAAGAACTCCGGTCTTCCAATCTCCGCAAGTGCTAATGCGTTCCATTTAGGATTATCCCCGTATGCGCCATAGGGGAACTTGCCGACCTTTATCTGTTGTAGGACATACTTATCAGCTCTGTATGACACTCTATCGCCCTTGCTGTTTAGCATAGGTGGCAGGTTTAGCCATTCACATTTTTGTTTGGATGATCTCAACTTCATGCCTTTTGGTAACTCATACTTAGGCGTGAAATAGCCTTGTTTCTGTGCCTCTTGTGCGTCAAATGCAAAGCCTATTGCTCTGAATAGGGCTGTTTGAGCTAACCTACCTACCTCGTACGATATACGGGCTTGTGGCATGGTGCTTAACATTTCAGCTAACTTGAAGTACACCTTCAACGCCGCCTGTGTATCAAGTGCTGCGTATGTAAGTTGTTCTTTGGTTAACTCTGGCTCATCCCACTGTGAAGCTTGTAAAGCCTTCTTCTCCAATCCATACTCCTTATATACATCTACACCGAATAAAGCCTCATATAGTGCATCCAAACTAAAGGATTTTAGGTGTGGCACGGCATTGTGTGCCATTATGAGCGTGTCATGTATCTCTAACCGAGACACATCCACTCCCATCCTCTCGGCAGAATATACATCGTAATTTATGTTCTGCCCTATCCACTTACATTCTGCTAAGTGTTGCATATGTGGTACAGCATCATGCCCATTGAAGACCTTTAGGTATGTCATGTCGGGTTCATTCAACAATGTAACCTGTACGACTCTTATGTCGCCATAAAATCCTCTGTGTACTAAGGGATTTTTCCTCGTTTCAGTGTCAAGGCTTATCCATGAGCCTTTTTGTATGAAGTTGAAGTCTTCAACTTCTTTGTATTTCACCATACTACCGTCCTTTATGTATAACTTAATCGCCCCTACCGCAGTAGAGGCTGTTAAATTATTGTGGGAAACCGCCACCGAATGTGGGAAATCCGCCTGTTGGTGCAGGGGTATTACCTGCAGGTGCATTGCCCGTAGGTGCTTGTGCAGGTGCTTGTGCAGGTGCATTGCCCATAGGTGCTTGTGCATTGCCCATAGGTGCTTGTGCGTTACCCGTAGGTGCTTGTGCAGGTTGTGCATTACCTGTTGGCATAGCCTGTGTATTAGTATGTGCAGGTGCTTGTGTACCACCTATCTGTGTCATCGGCATACCTGTTCTATCACCTGCATAAACTTTAGGCGGTACTGTCATACCTAAAGCCTTCATCTTAGCGTTTACCTCTCTCAACACTATCTCCTTTACCTGTGCAGTATGCTCACCCCAATCACCCATGCCTACGCTTACATGGTGATAGGAGTATCTGCCACCGTCGGGTTTCGGATCACCTTTAGAGGCGATCTTAACGATGCCAACTACATCAAGGGGATTTATATTACCCTCGTCCCACGCACTGGCTACAGTGGTAGGCGTATCGACTGACCCCCATTCAATGCTATTGACTATATCAGCCTCTGACGCACAATAGTAATTGAAACCGAAACCGGCTATTCTTGTAAATGCACCGTTTGTACCGTGCATCTGTATAACCTTAATCGGTACAAAGCCTTGTATAAACCCAATAGGGGCATTACCCCAACTCTTCAAATCTGTACCGTCCGGTAGTTTAGGGAACAGTGTACCAGCTGATGTATCCTGTATAGGCTTACCCCATGCTGCGGCAGGTGGTTGCCATGCTGCCTGTGGGATATTGCCTTGTGGCATACCTTGTGGCATACCGCCCTGTGGCATAGTCTGTGTCATATTCGATCCTTTTGTTTTAATTTCAGTTTTAAACAAACTGTTAAAGAAATTATAGCCAAACAATTCTTATAAAACGCTTAAAATATCCCCGATACAAAAATAAATATCAGCACCAAAACAGCCCCTTATATATAAATGTTTTTACATAAAAGAGATTTAACCCTTACTTTTACCATTAAAATAGGACTTTTAACCCAAAGCCCCTTGACAAAAATTTTAAATTTTGCTAAACTATCAAAAGCAAATTCTATAAAGGTGGAAAATGAACAATTATACTATAAGTTGTAGTATGCAACTTAAACACGCTAAACCCGACACACTACTAACGGAGGATCAAAAGCTCGACTACGGTAAAGCTACAACCTTCGGCTTCACACAACTATCCTTACCGACATTAGAAGAGGTGGCACAGCATATGTTGTGGTACGCTTCATCAATGGGCATATACGATAGAGGTCATAGGCACAAGAAGCACCTCATAGGTGTAGGCAATATGATCGCCTTTGATATCGACACTGCCACTATCGATCGCTTGAATAACATAGCTGAAGCGTTACAAGGATACAGCTATGTCTTAATCCCCACACAGAATTACGGCAGAACATCTGACATAAGAGTCAGACTTGTGTTACCTATAGTAGGCTTAACAGTACATAATTACAAGACTGTATGGTCAAGCATAAACGCTGAATTCGGATTGACAGCTGATGAGTCATGCAAAGATGTAACACGCTTGTTTGCCCCTACATTGGTAACAGGTGATCTTGAAGCGTACAATAAAGAGAAAGCCTCTTTCTTAGGCATGAAGGATCAGGTGTATTATGTGCAATACGGGGCTACACTCGTAGCAGAACACTACAATAAAACGGAGCAGAAGGAGTTTAAGGAGGCTTTAGTATCACACGCTGATACACCGGAAGTAAGGTGTGATACAGAAGTAACAATAACAGCGGTAGATGATCAATCCCTCAACCACTTAGTAGGCAAGACTATGCTAATAGGGGATTTAGATAGGTGGCTCACACCAGCTATAAACGGTGTAGAGCCTACCTCGAAAGTCAATGTGCGATGTTTGCACAATGCAGATAAGCACAGCGATCCTAACAATCCCCGCTACGCTTGGGTAGTCAAACAAGGCGATGGCTTGTTGCGCTACTATTGTGGTGGTAATACTTGCGTAACACAGTTTGGAGATGCAGGTCATCGTATAGCCTTACCACCACCGTTAGAGGCTTTGCAAGACATGTATCGTGAACACGGGGAGAAACTCCTCGCTGAAGTGGTACATCTGATCTGTTTAAGGGTGGATAAGCTGTACCCTCACCCCGTGTCGTTTATGCAATACATAGACTACAATACGCTACTGTGGTTAATCCTCGCTACACAAGTGGATAGTAGGGGTAACATATACTTAAGAGGTCTGAGATACGATGGCACACTTACGGGTGCAAATAGGGTTCGTGTGCAAGACGGTACACTTGAGCTTTATATGTACAAGTATTGGCGCCGCTTCCTCTTCAAGCCTGACATGGCAAAGATGATCAAGGACTACAATAAGAAAGTCCTACGATCAACGGAAGAGGGTGAAAAGCCTCAGTTGTTGGATCAGATCACGCTGACAGACACTATATTAAAAGTGATAGCATCCAATAGTGTTGCCGTCATTGCAGACGAGGAAATAGAGTTAGCCCTCTTAGCTCCCCGTGATACAACTATGTTCAGTGTATCCGAGCAGGGTAAGACGGTGGTTAATGTGCGTCAAGCCTTTGATTTGCGTATGATTAAGGATTTGACCGGTGTAACAAAAGAGGCGTACGATGACATTGTACAGACCTATATGAAACACTGGAAAGACTTACCATTGTTGATTGCAGAGTTTAGTTTAACGATGTGGCTCACACCATTCAACAGACCTAAAGCCTTGTTAGTAGAAGCGCCATCGGGTGCGGGTAAGTCAGCATTGATAAATGTGTTTCGTACGCTTAACCTTACCAATAAGAAGGGCATAGACTTAACGGAACTCGTTAAAGACACAAGGTCGGCAGTAGATTATAGGGATGTAGTGTCAAGGCTTTGTCTCATGTTCGATGAGATTTCGTCCCATAGCTTCAAGGGTCAAGGTCAAGCCTTGAACGCTTTAAAGGCAGCCTTTCAAGGTACACATACAGACATAAGCCCTAAGCATAAAGGCACTGTATCATTGCGTACCGGTGCATTTATATTGTTCGGTGCTAACGCTACGTCTCTGTATGATAGCCTTGAACCGCAGATGCAGAGTAGAATAATGCTATTTGATAGCAGTGGTATAAATCCCTTCAATGAGACGGGCTTGATAGAGAAGTATGACACGGCTACCGTTATGAAGGTTGTTACACACGCTATCGGAACTTACATCGTTAACATTCTTAAGTGGGCTAAATTAAACCCCGTCGAGGCTTCTAAGTGGGCAGACAATAACATGCAGAAGTACGCCTCCAAAGTGGTTACGCCACAGCAAGTGGCAGAGCTTGAAGAGATTGAGAGGGCAGACCTTGCAGACGATGTGGATCATGTGGCAGACTGGATCATGAAGAAATTGAACATGGATCAGACTACTCACACTTGGAAATGGAGAGAGTGGACGGAGTTGCGTACCATATTAGATGCCGCCGGTGTGAATTTGTGTAGTAGGAGAAAGTTAAAAGCCTTATTTAAAGAGGCTTTAGATGAGAATATAGCGGTCGGAGATGTGATCGACACGCTATCAAGCAAGACGAGGGCTGTTAAATACGGGCTTATCCCCGTGCCTGTTACACTGTACAAAGTGGACGGAGTAGTCCGACGGATACCGTCCACGCTGATCATAAGAGATAGGAAACATTTAGTCGATGCAATAGATCGGGCTACAAAGCTAAATATGCACAAGACTTTGATCGGATGTCTCACACAATGCCTTGAAATGTACGATAAAGCGGTTAAATAAGCCGCTATCGTACGCTATACTCTCTTTTATATTACCATACTACAATACAATTAAAATCTCTTAAAATCCATTCTCAAAGCTTTTACAACTAAAATTAAACTATTTTAATTTTTATATTGCGTGAGAGCCATTTTAAGAGATGATCTATTTTTAGTTAAGCTTTGCCCCTCTTAAAAGCCTTCTTTTCAAACTGTAAGAGTTAAATAGGTTAAAATAGGGCTTTGGGTTGATTGTAATAATCGTTATCATTATAGAATTAAAACAGTGTAAATTGATTGATGTGTGAGATTAGGACTGATATGTGAGATTAGAATTGATATGTGATTGTAGAATTGGAGAGTGGGATCAAATCCCACTATGTAAGGACAATAGCACTTTATGCGCTAATGTCTCATGCTGCAATACCTCGAAGGGTACTTCTGTACAGTATTTGTTGTTAGCGTAATACTTTTTGTATTCCGCTACCAAACTTTTATACAAAACCGCTACACTCTTGGAGCTTACGGCTTTTATATAATACTCCGTAAGCTCCTTATTTACCTCTTTTATAGCCTTAGGAGTACACAAAATCAGATCACGATCGATCTGATCTTGGTACTCCTTGAATACTCTCATAAATTCAAGCGTCATATTTACCCCTTTTTATTGATCCTTTTGTTATAGTGTAGTCTATGCACCATTGTAAGTAAAGGAGGCGAAAACTTACAATAGTGCCGTAAAATTACGCTTAATTTGCTACACTATAACAAAAGGATCAAGGCAGTAAAGCCTTAACCCTTTGAGAGACTACTTAGAGGGATCGGGAGTGTAACCCGCCTCTTGGAGTCTTGTGATAACTTCTTGCTTATTTACCCCTAAACTATTGGTATATAGTTGCGGGGCTTCTGTTGCAAGTACTCCGCTTTTTGCTTTTTCGGTTAAAACCTCTGTCGCTCTCTCTCTTTTCACTTTAGACGGTGCGTTTAATTCCTCTATGAGACTCTGGATCTCATTTTGTAAGTTCATAGCCGTTTGAATATCTTGGCGGTTTAGAGCCTCCGATGTAGCGGCTACTAACTCCATTTGCTTATTCCTAAGCTCTGTATCCCTCTCTTTTACAAATTGAGAGATGTAATTATGAGTGGTCTTAGTGCGGGTCATGCCCTTACTAAAATCAGAACTTAGGAAAAAGACTCCCAAAATGTGATCGACTCTTGCGATCTCCGCACCGTTCAAATCCCACACAAAGTGATTAGGATCGATCTCCGTCTTCTCAAATCCTCCTGACTTCGGTTCGATATGAGCTTTTAGGACAGCCAGAACATCAGCCGGAATTGATCCATTCTGATAACTTTGTGTTTCACTGATTAACTTCCATATTGCAGTTTTTGACAACCTTTTAGCTCTTTTACTCTCTGTTCCTGTTGTAGTTGTTGTCATCGGCGCTGGTTGAGTTTCTGTCGCCATTGGTTGATCCATTGGCATTGGCATAGGTTGAGTCTCTGTCGCCATTGTTGGTTGTGGCGCTCCAAATCCGTTAAAACCTTGAAATCCGTTCATAATAAAATCCTTTTTGTAAAATTTTAGGTATAAAACCTTTAAAGAGTGTTACAGACTATGACACTCTTTAAAGGCTTCAATGTGTGTATTGTACCATTATATAACTTAAAATCCCCTTAAGTAGGCGGGGATTTTAAGTCTGTTACAGATACATATATAAATGTACCTACAACGGCGATGACCGCCACTACTTTAACTATCCCATAGCTAACGATGAAACCTAAAACAGTTCCACCGATCGCTACTACAATAGCGCCTACTACGGCTAAACCTGCCAATAGCAATGCCAACTCAAAAAATCCGGGTATAAAAAGTAACAACAAAATTAGTATACCTATTGGAATGTACATGCTAAATCCCTTCTCTCTTTATTTATCAGGCTTTTAACCTTTTCGATCTCCGCCTCTTTAAGACTCTTTCTTATAGTAATGGGTTGCCCCTCTACTGCAAAAGCTTTAGTAAAGCTTTTTTGTATATATAAAGCCTCTCTATCACAGCTCTGGAATAGATCGACATTGCATTAGAATTTCAAGCTTTTTATATCGCTCTTTACTTTTCTCATTCATAGTCGATCCTTTGTTTAAAATTAGGTCTAAGACCTTTAAAGAATACTACAAAGTAGCCATACTACAAAGTAGTATAGCCATATAGAAACGGTTACTCTGTAACCCTTCCTATATAATAGTACCCTAAAAAGCCTCTCATAGCCCGTCAATATAAGCATTCAACGATTTAACATCATCGTTGAACTTTTGTGCTATGGTAAGCATAGCCTTCTCATACAGCTCTCTCTTACTATTCTTCAACCTCTCACCGATTAAGCGGTACTCTTGCATGAGATACTTACAAGCTTCATTCCTATCACCGTCTTCTATTACTACCTTTTCAAGATAGTTAGACGGTAAAAGTGTATTGATTAGAAGGGTCGATCGCTTTTCCCATAGAGGATATAGCGGGGTCATCGCAATGACCTCTTTAACTTTAAGATATTTCTCAATCTTGACCAAATGGTGTAAAATCCTCTCGTTCACCCACTTAGCAACATCTTCTGACAACGGCTTTTGAATGACATAATCCACATTGTTATATGTAACTGTTTTAGCCTCTTTATCAGCTAAAAATAGCACTTTACCATTATAGGATAATATTGCATATTGATCCGGTATCGCCGAACAGTAAAAGAGGTCTTCTAAAAAATCCTCAACCCGCTCATTAATGTAAGTCCAATTGCTATCATCAGACGGCGAACATGTACACAATAATTGGGTGTCAAACGCCGCTACTGCAACTTCAATGTCATGATCCCATTCATGTTTATGGGGATCAAGCCACAATGCGGCGTTTTTAATGTATTGTACGGGTTTGACCTTCTTGACTTTGTAGCCCTCAAAAGCGGCTTCAACGCCTTCTACTGCCAATAGCTTGATTTGATCATCGGTTAAAGATGTCTTATCGAGGGTAAGCCTAATCAGATACGCGCCCTCGCGGGTGATCGTATCTCTTACATCAGCTGTATCGTTCATTATGTATTCTGAGCTATTTAACCTTAGTTTGTAAAAGCCTTCTTTTGTAACAGTAACTTTAACCTCTAAATCCAAACCCCTTAAGACTTTTATTACATGTTTTACCTGTAACATCTTAAATCTCCTCTTCTACTGTATCGTTGTCAAGATTATTCAAAGCGCTATACTTCTTACATACCTCATAGTTACGCGCCCTATGAAGCTCATCAAGTATTAAATCGTACAAATATGGGCGGCAGCTATTGAAACACTGCCATATCACTTCAATTAGCGTATCCCATTGATCCCCGACAAAATCGGGGTCAGCGGAGTTAACTCCGCCCTTTGACCAATAGCTTGACAACACATCTTGTGTGTCTGACCATTCGACAACGGCATATTCAAGTGTCTTGTGATCGCCGCTTGGTAGCGTGAATGACAATAAGCCTTCTTCAAGAAAATTTGGATCAGTGATTTCGTTTGACGGCTTCAAAGTCCAACTGATATTATATTTGTGTTTTAACCTCTCGGCCAAAATGGCGATCATCACATCTTGAACGCCTATGACATCTTGCACGAAAACATTTTCGATGACAAAGCCGCCGCTTAATTTACCTTGTCTAACTTTGGGTAGTTCAACTCCCACCCCTTTGCATAGTTTAACGATTTCTCTCAACTCTTGCATTCTGCATCCTTTTCTATTTGGTTTCGGTTGTCTGCTTAACCGATAAGTGTATTGTAGTACAATTAACCTTAATACACGCTTAAATAAAAGCCTTCTTTCTAAAAAGTTTGCGTTTTCTGTCAATTTTTGTGTGATGTCATGTGTTTAAGGTGCATTGTATAAACATATAATATATAAAATGGGCTTAAATTTTAGTTTAAAATGTAGCGTTGTAGGAATACAAATCAATGTCGCAATTTGGCTTGACAAGGTAAAATTAAGTTTACTTATGAGTGTGGGATGTCATGTGCTTGGAGTGCATTTTAAATTTTGGCGTTAAAAATTTGGCGTTTTTGGGTGGTTTATTTGTGTGGTACAAAATTTTAACTGTGGTATGCTCTTTTGATTGTAGTATGTAAGGGTAAACGGACATCGTACAGTGTAAAAATTGTAGTATGTAAGGGTGAACACGGCATTATATGCTTAGAATTGTGGTATATAAGGGTAAACAAGCATTGTACACCGTGTAAATCCTTCGATACAGTAGGGTAAAGGGCTTTGTGTATTCCTGCGCTTTATGTACAATACATCTGTTTTGGCTTTGTGTATCGATTTTACCCCCCTTCAAAACGGCATGACACGGAGAAACCTTAAACGAAAAATCACTTTGTACACCGTGTTAAAAGCCTTTCTTTGTGGTCTGTCATCTTATATACGCTTGAGTCGATTGGGCTTACGGGTGTAAAATATTTGTGTGGTACACTCGGAGCATCGAGTTTGCTTTAGCAGTGAAGCCGTTTAAGTTTCGGGGTGGGTAACAAAACGCTTAATTTGTTACCGCCCGAAATTTGGGGCTTTTGAGGGGCGGTAACTGTTTAAGGTTTGGTGCCGTAACTTTTTATTTTTGGTTAAAAGTTACCTGTTACGCTCCGAAACCCTGGATTTAGGGCTTAAAATTTTTGGTCGGGTAACTTTTTAGCAAGTAATTTTTCAAACTTTTTTTTTCAATAATAATAATAATAATAATAAAACTTAAACGGAAAAAGCTTAAATTTTAAAACTTAAATTTTCCTTAAACTTAAAATTTCCTTAAACCAATATTTTTCCTTTTATATATATATGCTAAATATTAAAGTTAAATTGTTACTATATAAGATAATACCTAAATTTAGGCTTTTAAACGAGTAACAATTTCCCCGATAAAAAATTACCCGTAAAAGTTACCGTACCAAAATTGGGATTTTTTTCACTTTTGGAGTTCCGTTAAAACTCCACTCCCTGCAATTTCCGTCTGTGGCACACTCGAATTTTGACACCCTGACACCACATCACTAAACATAAACGAGGCTTTATTTTACAATGCGCACTGTAAAAGTTAAATATCTTTAATTATTAAATATTTTTAATTTTATTTGGTTTTGATTGCCACCTATTTCACTTTTTCACTCCAAAAATCTAAAAATTTCGCTCAAAAATGGCTCTAAATCGAACGGAGAGCGAAAAACTGGTAAAAAATGGGTCATTTTAAGGGTAAGGCTATAAAATCGCTTAAAATCCCGCACACCGTGTTAACATAACATGATGTAATATGCTCGTTTTAGCTGTATGTGCGATGGTTAAAGCGTCTCTTTACTCCGTGTTCCTGTCATGTGCGACGATGTGCAACGGCTGAAAATGGCGTGTGTGCAACGGACTAATGTATTGTGTGCGAAGAGTGGAGCGTGAGGAGTGAGGGGGAGGGGGTGGGGCAAAGGAGGGTAGGGGTTCGCGCCCTAACACCACCCACTGAAGGCTTTTAGCTCTAAAACGCTTAAGGTTAATTTTAGTTTACATGTTGTACAATGCAATATTTAGTGTGTAAGTGCTGTGGTACACTCCGTATTTTACCCCTTAACGATTAGGTTAAGGGGTAAAATACGATTTAAGATTGGTTTAAGGTTTGATTAAAGCTTAAATTAAGCTTAAATTTTTGGGAGCAGAATGGGTTAAGGTTAATTTTAGTTTTCCTTGTGTACGAGTAGTTACGAAGTAACTACTCATACACAACTTAATCAGCGACTGCGAAGCAGGAGCGTTTAACATAGCATACAATGCAATATTTAGTGTGTAAGTGCTGTGGTACACTCCGTATTTTACCCCTTAACCCTTAAGTTAAGGGGTAAAATACGGTTTAAGATCGGTTTAAGGTTAGATTAATTCTTAACTGAAGCTTAAATTTTTAGGTGTAGAATGGGTTAAGGTTAGATTAAGTTTTCATTGTGTATGAGTAGTTACGAAGTAACTGCTTATACACAACATAATCAGCGACTGCGTAGCAGGAGCGTTTACTGTGAGTGTGTAACGCTTTGCGCCCACGAAGAGGCTTTTCATTGTTAAAATAATTAAGTTTGAAATAAGTTTACATAGCATACGATGTAATGTTGAATGTATAAGTTCTGTGGTACACTCCGTATTTTACCTCTTAACGATTAGGTTAAGAGGTAAAATACGATTTAAGATTGGTTTAAGATTTGATTAAAACTTAAATTAAGCTTAAATTTTAGAAAGAGAAAGCCTTTATGTAAGGCAGATTTAAGTTTTTATTGTGTAGTACACTTCTGCGTAGCAGGAGTGTTCTACACAACTTAATTAGCGACTGCGTAGCAGGAGCGTTTTTGTTAAGGTTAGATTAATTCTTAACTGAAGCTTAAATTTTTAGTAGTGTAGCGTTTGTAGTTAAGCAAAGCTTAAGTTTTCATTGTGTAGGAGTAGTTACGGAGTAACTGCTTCTACACAACATAATCAGCGACTGCGTAGCAGGAGCATGTTCAGTGTTTCATGTGAGCGTACCACACTACAATAGAAGCTTAAAGAGATAAGCCATCATATATAGTGTCGTACTCACGCTCCTCGTCTATACTGTAATGAGACATCATAGCCGCCACCCTCAAACTATGTAGAGTTGTGGCTACGGAAGCATAATAGCCACTATCAACCACTTGAGATAGGTATCTAACTGCATCAGCTATATGAGACCATTCATCGTGTACATCTTTGCCCGTAGGCATACCGTTAGCGTCAACCTTCATACGGTAGTTTTGAAACATGCCTTTAACAACATCACACCGCTCACTCAAATAGAAGGATTTACCAACTCGACGCACCTCTTTAATTTGATCAGCTAAAACACCAGCCCTCTCAACTACATGGACAATAGCGTCAGGGAAGTGTTCAACTACTATGTCATACACAGTCTTATTTGAAGAGATGTGCCTGTTCCGTGCATCGTGTGGAAGTATAAGTAACCCAATCGTCCACCCCTCTATTAAGGCTTTACCTTTTATCTCCTTGCAATAGCTAACTATATCACGCCCTGAGTCTATTGATATGTCTAACATGTTAATACGAAAGTCCGTATATTGACTATACAACAACACTGTGTTATCGTCTACGCCTAAGTCAAATGCCACAGCAACGGGCATAGTATCATCGTACATAAGCTCAAAGTCAAGCGAGAACCTATTGTTACTGTACAGATACTCGTACAAGTCCTTATACCACACACCCTCTATACTCAAATAGAAGGCTTCCTCTGGATATGCAGGATACTCCCTCAACATTAACTCCATGTCATTGTCCATCTCACGCAACTTGGCAATCCACCACCAGCGTTGAACATCAAGCACCTTGACATTACCCGACGCATCGCACAACTGTTTAGCGAACCTATCACCCAAATTGAATAAGGCTTTTAATCGTTCAGCCATACGCTTGAAGTAGGCTTCACTGATAGGTGTATCACGCTGTGGTACACTAAGTACACAGTCAGGATCGTCCAACCACGACAGAAACACTGGTTTAAAGTCATTATATGACCTCTCTTTATCATCAAGCTCACACGCTCCATCCCACATACGCTTGAAGTCATTATCACCCTCTGCCGTACTTTCAATTACAACTAAGTTGTCCTTTGTAGGTAGAATGGCTTGTAAGCTACCAGATCGTGTCTCCTTAGCCCTTTCGGGGTACCTTTTACTTATCTTTGCATACTCCGATACATGGAAGCGTTGTAGTGTACCCGATCTAAAGGACAACTGTAAGTACATTTTACTCAAGTTATTCCACTCAAAGGCTTTTGTAGTGTCCTTGACAGTGTGCAAGGATAAGAAGCGGAGCACACTGTCATCAAGCTCACGCCATAACAGCTTAACCTTGTCAAACAAGTTCTCCATTTCCTTCTCACCTTGTGCCATCATACCCGCTTCAATGACACCCTCAATTAGTGCATCGTCAAAGTAGCATATCAGCATGAATGTGGATATACCACGCTGCCTACTCTTCAATATAATCAAACGAGGGTGCGATAACAACTCCTTATACACCTTTAACTGTGCATCGTTAAGAACAAAGCGCACAACTCGTCCCGACTTATTCTTAATCTTATACAACACATTCATACGCCACAGTTTGTTAGGCAAGTAGCGTTCAGCTAATTCTACATCAGATGAAGGCTCTCTGTAGAATATGTCCAAGTCAGCTAATGGAAACAACGCTTTAAGCGTAGCCCTGTCCACACTTACATACGGCGGTTTAACATTTCCGAAGTAAGCTCCTGAAGTGGTCTAAGCGTGTAGCTGACAAGTCCACATCAGTACCACCCTTCTTCAACAGCGCACCCTGTACCTGTGTGAGTGCTGATACGAGTCTTTGTAGTTCAGCAGGAGGGATTTCTTCTCCTACACGCACACCTATTTTGTCTATTGCAGTATGCAGATATGCGTCAATCTGCGCCTCTAAGTTTGCTGCACGATCAGCAGGTGGTTTGATAGGCTTTGCGCTATGCGCATTTACAGCATTCATCTTCTTAAGTGTGGCAGGTGGGGTTAGTGCTGCCACTGTACGCTCTAATTGTACTATCTCCTCTGTGCGAGGATGTTTAGCCCATCCCTTGAGTGCGTATCGCTCAACTTTTACTGGTTTAAATGACATTTTCATTCCTTTCATCAAAATTTTAGCTCATTATATCGAGATTTCAGCCCTAAATCAATCGATTTTGAAGCCGATTTTGCACTCATTTAACCCAAATTACCACCTAAAAATCAAGTTAAAATACGCTCATTCTATACCTATTTATATATAAGGCTTTAAAAACTCGATTGTCAAGCGTTTTATCATTTTACCTTAAAGGGGAAATCAAAAGTACTTGACAAATCAAACCGATTTAGATAAAATCACCCGCCTACAAAGATTTTTCCACCTAAGTAGGTAGTTATAGTACACTCCGCAGGTGGCACTGTTTGGCAGGGCAGTGTCGCCTCCTCGTATGTTAGCCTTATGCTATATGTGAGTGTAAGCATAACGATAACATAAATAAAGGATTACTATGGCGGATACGAATATAATCGATACAGCCGTTGAGGCGTATAGGGAAGAGATTAAGAGTACACTGGTTGTACCACTCAATGAGACACTTGAACAGCTCAAGGAAAATGATCCAGCGCAATTCGCTGTCAAATACACCGAGCTACTCGATCAAGCTGTTGAAGAGAGAGTACAAGCATACAGGACAGCCATCACACCAAAGCAGGAAGAGACTGGTACACCAGCCACGCCTACCAATGCAGGTGAAGATGCAGATCAAGGTAAAGAACAAGAGGTGTCTAAGGAGAAGGTTGATGAGACAACTCCACAAGTAGGCGTGCCATCTGACATAGATTGGAATGGTGTGCCGACAGAGGACATACCGCTAACTGATGAGGCTATTAAAGATATTGCCCGTGAAGCGGGTGTATCACCGGATAGCGTAGATACATTCTCATACATTTAGTATGAAGAGGGTACGACGGTGATGAGCTATCGTACACCACAATAATTTAGGGAGAGGATATACATGGCAACAGTAGTAACACCAGCGTCTGCGAGTCAAGGCTTTGTTCCACCAAATGCGTCGCAGAACACCACAGCACAACTTGACTTGAACGATCCGTTGACGCGTAAGCAGTGGATTAAACAGAAGCTAATTGTCGCAATGCAGAGAACAAACTTGTTCAACGCATATATAGGCAACAGTGCTTCATCTGTAATATACAGAAGTACGAGAACAGCGCAGAACGCTAAACAAGCTATAACATTTGATTATGATGGTTTCTTGGTTAACCCACCTATCATGGGTAAGTCAAGAGCTGAGGGAAAGGGCGAGGTACAAAAGTACTTCAGCGATGAGTTGACAATGCACTTTTACAGATTTGTCAGAGATAACGGTTGGGCTGTTGAAGGCTCTGCATATGACAAAGTGAACAACACAAAGCACAGCTACGCTATGGGGCAGTTGGCTAACTTAAATGCAAGATGGGTACATCAGTCAATGGCTGACGCATTACAGGGCACAATGACACACTGTGCACCGTCACACATCATTAGACCTAACGGTAAGACCACTATGGCTGCTCTTACATCAACTGATACACCTACACTCAAGTTTGTGAGAAAGTTGGAAGAAGCAGCATCAGAGGGATGGGGCTTTACTAATGGCGGTAATAGATTGCCACTTGTGCCGTCTAACAGTTCAGGTAGATACACTGTATTTGTAGATAGCACATTCTTTAGATTGTTGAGAGAGTCAACCGATTTCAGAGACCTCGCACAGTATGATGTGAGAGGTGAGAGAAATATGGCTATCAGAGGTTATCTTGGCACATTTGGTAACTTAGACTTCGTAGCAGTTCCAACATTTCATGGTACAACATTGAACAGACATCTCGGAGGTACAGGTGTAATGCTCCCTGGATGGCGATTATTTAATAAAGATGGTAAAATGAGTGGTGAGCAAGGCTTTAGCGTATCGAATGACCTCGTAGGTAGAGGCGTAATTGTTGGACAGTCAGCGCTTCGTATGGCATCTGGGCCGACTCCAGAGTACAGATACGAGACATACGATGCAGGAGAATTCAGCGAGAGCTTCCTAAGGGGCTTTTTTAACGTAGCACCTGCAGTGTACAGAGAGCATAACACAGATTACAGTACTAAAATTACAGGGTACAACTTTGGACTTATCCATTTTGAGTACTTCATAGGTAAGAGGGGGTAATAGTAATGGCAACAATTAAGACACAACATCAAAACAGAAACGCCAACCTTGCCCCTGTATTGAGTACAGAGTTTGAGATTTCCGTTGTACAGCCGGGGACGAGAGCATGGCAGCAAGGCTTAACAGTCAATCCGGAGACAGGAGTGGCAGAACCTATCGATGACGCTACACTGTTGAAGAAGGACGATGTAATCTATGTGGGTACGATACCAGCTGGACACTATATCCAGCAAATATGTGCGGTAATCATCGTGCCGTACGATAAGAATACAACGATGAAGATAGGTAATGACACTGATAATGCAGCGTACTTTGCGTCATTAAACGCTTCTGATACAAAGTGCAAAGTCGTATGTAAAGATGTTAAGGCTTACATCGACGAGCCGTTGGAGATTAGAGTAGAGATTACAGCTATGGCAGGACAAGCCACAGAAGGGCAAGTTATCCTATTAGCCCAAGTGGTACAAAGTGGGGTTAAAACCTACTATCATATATAGGATTTATCATGTACGAGTCTGTCGATGAACTGATCATATCGATCAGAGATTTAATCGGCGACGCACGACAGTCGGAGGGAAGAGAGCGTTACACTGACGATCAAATAGTAAGAGAGTGTAACGAGGCTCTCTACGCCCTGCAGATGATGGACGAAACTATATTTCGAGGTGATGGAGTTGTTACACTTGAAGAGGGTGCTGACAACTTCACACTTCCTGATAATGCAATAGGTATTCTGTCATTTATTGACAATGTACCATTGCGTAAGATTGATGAGTACACGGGCATACGCCCATATACAGATGATGTGTGCGATATTGAGGTGAGAAGGGCGTCGTTGAGATCAGCTAAGGGCTCTTCATTGGAGGCAGTGTATGAGGACGACGGTGTTTACCGCCCCTATCCAATATTGACTGACCCTGAACCTAAATATGTCATACAGCAGTGCGATACGGACAGTACCGCACCATCGTATGTAATCATAGCAGGACAAGCCTATCCTACAACAGGGATAGTGTACCTTCCTAAAGTCGTGCAATTCAAGGCGAGGTTGAAACTTAAACCTCCAAAATTAGTTCTTAAAAGTACTATTCCACAGTATTATGAGGACAAAGCTACAATAATGTACGCAGTTAGATACTATGCAGCAGCGAATATGCTACTGTATAATGCGAATATGGAGAATGTGAACAAGGCTGTTTACTTCAACCAACGCTATCAAACAGCGGTACAGAAACTCACTAAATAGGGGGCTGTATGCAAGTATATAGCAGTAAAGTAGGACTTGACGAGTTAGCACTCGGCACAGGTACTGAGACAGTTACGCTCCCAGATGGATCAACACGCACAATACGGAGAATATCAGCTAAAGACTTACCGTATGATGAGACACATACGGTTCACGATGTGTATGACGAGCTGATGAACAATCCCAACATTAAAACTTTAGCAGATAATGTTCAAGAGTTGAAGAAGTTACTCGACTTGTCCGACGATATACTTCCTATAACGAATTATAGAGAGGATATAGAGAAGGTAAGCGACAGTGTTGTAGCAGTGCAACGAGTAGCTACTATTGTAGATCAGATAGGGTGCTTCTTACACGATGTGGCTAATCTAAAGAGTCTCACAGAAACTACACTATGCAAGTACAACAAGGCGGATGAAGAATTAAAACTCGCAGAGTGTAAGGTTGAGAGGGCACAAGGGCTTTTAGATCAGATGTCAAGCTCCTTATGTACAGCTAAGAAGATGTACGAGGAGTTTCGCAACTTTCTATCTTGTACAGAGGACGCTGCAAGGAAGGCACAAGAGTTAGTGGACATCATGTGCTACCCAATAGAAGTGGTGTGGACTAATGACACTAACAAGTCCACATACATAGATCGTGTAAATAAGAAGATAATCTTGTACATACCTGTAAAGGTTAACCGTTGGGTGCTTAAATCCAAATGGAGTGAACAGAAGAACGCACAAGGTGAATATGTAGGATACGTTGAAACGAGACCTGATAGTCAAGAGATGACATTCTATATACCGCCTGTATGTGACAATATGCCTACACAAGACACGGACTTTCAACAATGGGGTCAATATCTTGTAGGTACACAAACACAGCCGTTAGTATATACAGCTAACGACACACAAAATGAACAAATTATTATAGGGGGCTAATATGGCTTGGAAATGGTTTGTATCAGCTGGAACAATGAAAGAGGATGCGGGTAAGTTAGTATTCGACGCAACCTCTGTGCCAGATGATGTAAAACGAGTATGGGGATTTAAGTCGCAGGACGACGGTATGCCTGAATTTTTCAGGATAGATATAACAAGAGACACGTTAGCGCAGCCAATACTTACACCCACACCATCAAATACGGATTTGGATACGGGAGAAGAGTTGACTATCAATATAGACAACTATGACCCCGAAAACGACTATATCATAGATACAGGCGTACTTGAGTTGGTATCGTTCAGCGGTGGTGTGTTGAAGGTTAAATATGGGCTTTATGGTGTGGATAGTTCCACACAGGTTGTAGTTAAAGCTGTTAGAGAGAACTATAACCCGTCTCCAACTGTAAGATTGACTATAACACTTACTAAGACAGATGTAAGTGGTGGTGTTACTGTGAGACAAGACATCAGGGATAAAACTTCTGCGTCTGATAAAGAGGTAGTATCAGAGTACGGGCTTAGGACTGTAATAGATAATCTGTCTAAACTTGCGATTAAGTCGTTCACAACTGATGATGTAAATAAAAAATATGTCATAGAGTTGGAGGACGGCACTAAGTACGAAGCTGATTACAAAGGCGGAGTTATTGTTACATCAGTGAGAGACAGTGCGTCTGCGGAAGACACTGTAATCCCGTCAGAGAAGGCTGTCCGTACCGAACTTGACAAGAAGCATACCGCTGTAACAGGTGCAAAGCTTGTCAAGGATTTCACTGCTGATGCAACAGAGCACAGTATAACTATCAAGTACGAGGATAACACCGAGACTACTATTGACCTTGACGATATAGTAGTAGATATTCATGCAGATAGTGCTACATACGACAGTGGTACATTGAAGTTAAAAGATGAAAACAGCAACGAGCTTGTATCTATAAGCATTAACAATGTTGATACAATCGAGAATGATACCACCAACAAGAAGCTTGTGTTTACAAAGGCGGACGGTACAACTAAAACTGAAATAGCGTACGCAGATTTAATTGATTTGGTTACAAGTGTTAACTCAGACCCAACAGCTGCAAGTACTACACAAGCAGCGACAGAAGCAGCCGTATCTACTGTTGTTAAGGCTAACAAAGATAAGCTTGTCAAGTCCTATACGAAGGACGATGTGAACAGTAAGTATGTCATTGAACTTAATGACGGAACAAAGCTTGAGGTAGCGTTCAATGATATTGATCCTGTTACATCAGTAAGAGACAGTTCCACCGCTACAAATGACGATGTGCCGTCAGAGTTAGCAGTCAGAACAGAACTTGACAAGAAAGTCGATACAACTGTCATCAAGACAGCTATCAATGACAGTGATGACGAACTTGCGACAAGCAAAGCAGTTAAGACAGCATTGGACACTAAGGTAGATAAAGTTACAGGTGCTAAATTAGTGAAGGATTTTACAGCTGACACTGACGAGCATACTTTAACTATTACCTTTGCAGATGACACTAAGAAAACCATAGACCTTGACGATGTAGCGGTAGACATATATGTAAAAGACGGAACATACAACAACGGCACTTTGAAGCTTAAGGACGAGGATGGGAATGAGCTTGTTTCAGTTGATATCAACAACATTAAAACAGTTGAAAATGATGCAACTAACAAGAAGCTTACATTCACATCGGCTGATGGAACATCCAAGACTGAAATAGCTTGGATAGACATTATAGCGCACATTGAAAGCGTCAGAGCGTCTGATGCAGCTGAAGACGGCGTGTTCCCGACTGAAAAAGCGGTTAGAACAGCTATTGACAACGCAGCCGAGAGAACAGTCAAGTCATACAGCAAGGACGATGTAGCTATGCAATACATCATTACACTCGCTAATGACACAGAGCTAAAAGTAGGCTATCCTCCAATGAGAGGTGATGTTAGAGATACCGATAACGCTTCAAACACTGAATTTGTCAGTGAGAAAGCGGTAGCGGATCAAGTTAAGGCACTGTCAGATAAGGACATTAAAGAGTTTAAGCGTGATGATACAAGCGGAGACCTTATCATAGTTCTTAACGATGATACGGAACTCACAATTGATCTTGAGCTTGTAGTCGAGAATATTAGGGGCATAGACAACGCAGAGAATGACAAAGTACCGACAGAGTTAGCAGCAGCAATAGGAGATTACAAGGCTCGTTACAGATTTAAAAATGTGTATGAGTTCCCCGATGATCTTCCAACAGATGAATGTAAAGCAGAGGTGGAGTACGCATGGGTAGATAAAGCTAAAGGTGGTAAACATAGAGGCTTTTATATGAGAACAAACGGTCAAACCGCTTGGCTGTATGTGTATGACAAGAACATTGTAGAGTATGATGACGACACTCAAAGCGCTAAACTTGTGATGAACAACTCTAATGTTTTAGAGTGGAAAGGTGATTTGCCACAAGCGAGGACATTTTACCCTGTGTATCACAATGCCACACAAGGCTTTAAGAAGGTAGCGATTACTGGCGAGAACACTATCAGTGGTACAAATGGACAAGTGAATACAGCTCCAGTGTTTTATTTCACTAACAACGGAGTGAAGAAAGCCAACATGAGACCACTACCAAGTGATGGAAGTCAAGACCATTTGATTGGTCATACTTTTATGGTATTCAATGACGGTTTGACATTTAACACGGTAGTTAGTTTTATTGACGGCTGCAACTGCCTACAAGCAGGTGGAGACATCAGATTGTCAGGATACATGGACGGCTATACTTTTATGTGGATGGCGAGAGACGAGGTTGCTATCGTAGGTAAGAACTACATAAATACTACGACAGGTATGGTTCCGAGTGTGTATAATGTGTTGAGGCACTCTTCTTGGACTGAAACATTATACTTGCCGTTAGACGGTATTGTGAAAGAGGTAACGAAAAACAAAGAGTGGATGCAGCAGAAGATGTCAGCTGGAACATTCGTTTGGAGGAAGGGTGCGTCATGGAATCAAACAGGTTGGTTTGCAAGAAGAGCTTGGAAGAATTACCTTAAAGCATACAACAACTCAAACGGTGTATGGTTAGGTAAACGAGACTGGATCATATCTTTCTGGGTACAGCCGGAGAACTTAGACCAAAACTACTTCTTAGGTAGCTTTTCGACTTCAGACTCGAACAACGATTGTTTGGTTGTAGGTTGGAGGACTACGGATAAGTTTTGGGTGTCCTTTGAAAACGGACACAACAACGGAGGGTATGTAAGCCTCGACCAATCTAAGTTCACAAGTGCACCACACCACATTTGTCTGTTACATGACACATCAGACTTGAAGACAAGAGTCTATGTGGACGGCGTGTACAAAGGTAACATAAGTTCCTACGATGCACAGTACAACGGTTATTTAACCATAGTAGGCGGCTCTGTTAACGGAACTATGTATTCAAATGCAACGCTTAGCGAGATTAGAGTATATGTTCCGGTAAGTGGTAACAATGCAAACGGAATGGATGATGGTGCACAAAGAGGAGCTTGGGCTAAGAGGTTGTACGAGGCTGGTTATATTAACTTTAAGTACGGCACAAGAGCATACGGCTTAACCCCACAGTTGGGATAATTTAATTAAGGAGATAACACATGAAAGCGATAACTGATAATCAAGTAATTGAGGCATTGGCGCAACTAAAAAGCGACATCCAAAACGGAGAGAAAGCAAACAACATAACAGTTGAACTGTTAGAAGGAATTAAAGAAGGCGAGGGTCAAGAAATCTTCGATGCCCTCCTTAATAAGTACAATCTTTTAGCGTACGATGAAGTAGAGGACATCTATACTCTAAACCTAAGTAAGGATATAGTCTATGAAATCCAACTTCAAAACCTTTTAACAGATATTGAAGACGGCGCAGATGTCGAGGAGGGTTTCTCTTACACACAGCTATTGCATACTTTGGGTTACGATAATGTTACTAACTTGGATAGCGACGGTGCTTTACTGTCTCAACTTGTAGCGTCCATTAACAAAGCGGGTCAGTATAACGCTATTGTAGGAGGATTTGCGAGAGTAGGGGCTTTATTGCAAGGACTTAAAGAAAGAGTAGAAGCAGAATAAGGATAAGCAATGTTTATTACAAATAAAGCAGATATAAGTAGTGTAGCACAGCTATTAGAACAGTTAAAGGACAGTAGTGATACACTACGCCCCACAATGTTCAATGCTACAAGTTTAGGTGTGCCTGATGAGTTCACCGCATTAAAAGACACATATGGATTGTTGATAGATACAGATGATGGTCTGAAAGTGAAAGCTTTGCAAGACTACGCACAGTTCATTGAGCGTACAAATCTTGTGCAGGACATTTTGAACGGTATAGAGGGTCAAGCTATGGATATAGCATCTATACTTAGCAACATAGGTTACGACAACATAGACGCATTATCATCAGATATAAGCATAGCAGCAGCTATTATGTCTGCTATACAGGGCTCACACAAGTATCCAACACTTGAAGCCCCGTTAGAGAGGCTTTCAACTATGCTTGATAAGCTGATTGTTTTGTTAGGAGGTGATACAGATGTCGATCAATAGGAAGTTCTTAAGCAGCGATGCTAACAAGTTAGCCAATACAGTAGAGGTTACAAATTGGAGTGATCTCTCTGACGGCGATATAGTTGGTATAAAGATAACGGACAAGAACAATAAGAAGGCGGAGTTAATACCTGATGTGGCAGTTGTCATGTTAGGTACTGACGCACCAACAGCCACCACTAATCCTAAGGCGGGAATTAACACGGTGTATATAGATACAGCTAATAAGGCATGGTACGTCTGCACTGACGCTACCACTGACAACAATGTGTGGGAAGATGTGTGTTGCGGAGGTAGCACTTCAGGCGGTGGAACAACCACATCAAGTCAATGTACGATTGAGAAATTAGGCACAACGCTTACAATAGGTAATGAAGTAGCGGTAGTGCCTATGGAGAAAGACGGTAAAGACTTAGTAGGCGGTGCAGATCACGCTAACAGTTGGACTTTCAAATCTGATATAAGTGGCGAATGTGCTATGGAATGGACAGGCGACGACTATAAAATGCAAACTTGGAATAATGAACCTACTATCGCCGATGAAAATAATTGGACTATCGTGTTTAGCTTTGTATGGACAGGTGATTCGGCTGAACCTATGCAAGGTGTAGGTTTGGGTATGAAACATGCAGACACAATAGAGTTAGGCTTTGCGGTTGATACAGCCAACAGTAAAGGCTATTTCGTAACAAGAGCCGACGATAAACAAGACAGTGGCTATTTCTTATCAGCCAATCAGTGGTACACAGTAGGCTTTGTACCGACAGGCGGCGGTAATGTTCACGGTTATCTGTTTGACAGTAACGGTACATTACAAGCTACAACAGATTTAACAGCTTTAGTGTCATCAGCAGAGGGTTCGCTCACAATCGAGGGTTGGACTTGTTCCAATATATCAGATTATAGTTACGGCACTATGGAAGGCGGAGTTAAAGACTGTCGCTTGTATAGTACAATACTGTCACAATCTACGATAGGCGACATAGCAAGTTCGCATAAAATTTAGGAGGCTACAAATGTCACTAGCAATATGCAAAGAGGATTTATTCCTCTATCAAGCTGATCAGCCCGAAACGCAAGACAGTTTAGCCTGTGGAACAGGTACCTGTACCGCAATACACGCTGAGCATATTCCTATCAAGAAAGAGGAACAAGCTGCGTGTGGCGGGGAGAATGTACAAGAAGCCCTTAAAGGTAAAGCTGTTGTTAAGACAGAGGGCTTAAATGAGGGTGATCTCATAGTGTGGAGCGACACTAACAAGCGGTTAGAGAAACTTGTAGCTGTTGATGTACCTGTTGTACCACTAAACGGTTCTAGTATTAAGGATACATCAATAGGCTTAGGCGTCAAGTGGGTATCTAACAATATCATATCAGGTTATGGTGGGTTACAGTTCACACTTGACGGTGCTACTTCACAGTACGGTAAGTGGAATAAAGTTGTAGCTATGGTGGATCAAGCCGACCCGAATGCTTCACTTGTGATACCTAAAACTGGCTACTTAAAAGCTAATATAGGTAATATGGAGAACGCTAATTTCGTACTTGGTGGTGTAACTATCACCATATACGCTGACGGTAACATTAAAGTATGGCTGCCTGAAGGTGGACTAACGCCAACTGATGTGGCAGGTGAGAAGTTCACCGTTTATTTCGACACATTTACAGTAGCACATTAGGAGATGATAAGATGAGTATTAATTATAAGTACACAACAACAGATAAGACAGATGTAACTAACAGTTTAAAACAGACTACGGCATTAGACGCACCTGATAGTGATAAATACTACGGTGCGGAGATTGTAGATAAAGATAAGAAGCAGGTTAAGTTAAAAGAGATCACTGACAAGATAGTTAAGGATTTCAAGTATGACGATACAACAGGTAAGCTTGTATTAGAGTACATGGACGATAGCAAAGATGAGATTGACAACATAGCAAGAAACTATGATGTTGTAGAAGTGCCGCTTGTGATGAAGAACGGTACAACTGTTAAAGATACAAGTATCCCACCCGCTATCTTAGACATATCAGATCACTTGTTAGGTGGTAAAGGCGGTATGATCTTTACACTTGACGGTGCAGCTCACGATTACGGTAAGTGGCATAAAGTGATAGCATCAGTTGATACCTCTGACGCTAACTGGAAGAGAGTAGTACCACCTTCAGGAGAGTACTACAAAGGCATGATAGGCTATATGGAAAACGCTACTTATATGCTGGGTGGTGTAACAGTTACACTGTATGACAATGGAGATGTTAAAATTTGGCTACCCGAGGGTGGACTTACACCGTCTGATGTTACAGGGGAGAAATTCACCATGTACATCGACACTTTTGTTGTAGCAAGATAGGAAACACCCCATGGCAGGTGAGGATAAAATAGGAGAGCTGATACGGCTTACGGAAAGGAATACACAAAACATCGACCGCTTAACTAAAGCGGTTGATAAGTTAGCAAGTCTGGCGGATACACAAACCCGCCACGACGAGCGTTTAAAGACACTGTTCAACGACAGAGACGATGTGTACAACAAGATAGAGGCTATGCAGGACACACTGAACAAGTTAATATCAGAAGCAAGAGCCGAGCTCGAAGGCTTGAAGTCAGCAACTGACACTAAACTCGCACAGCACAGAGTTAGAATGTTGTTGTGGACTTTGGGCATTGTAGGCAGTGCATTGTCCGCACTTGCCTTGTACATTATAAAACATTAAGAAAGGTAAACGATGATAGGATTAACTTACTTCCTTATCATTACAGCGATAGGTTTAACAGTGGGTTTATACAGATATGGAACACACGCAATAGAGTACTTCAATGCTATCAACGCTGAGATGTTTACACATTTGTATAAAACTGTTATAATGTTAGCAGTGTATTTCATAACATACAAGTTAAGAATACATTGGGATAAGGATTTTGATTTTAGCACTATGGTACAACAAGGAGGTAAGAATGTTTGGTATAAATGGTATGCTATCAATATTATTGCTATTGTTGTTATCATCGTCATCGGTTTTTGGTAATTGGTTAGATGTCCATTACCCGAACAGAAAACCGTTGACATACAAGGGGTATGACAAGCATTGGATAGCAAGTACGAAACAACAGTTACCACCCTGTGATCCCATGAAATTTAAAGCACAGGCGTATCAGGAAAGCCTGTTTGACCCAACTTGTGTAAGTAAGGCTGGAGCAGTAGGATTATGTCAATTCATGCCAAGCACATGGAGATGGGGCAAGACTAAGTTGCACTTCAGAGGTACACCGTATAATCCACGTAGTGCCGTAGATGCACAGTTGAAATATATGAGGTATCTATGCAGGTTACTATGGAGGAACTTTCATGTTCACTCCGAGAAAGACCTGTTTGAACTGGCATTAGCCTGTTACAATGCAGGGTATGGGAATGTACGAAAGGCTATTTACATGGCTAAGTCCACGAAGTGGGCTATTGTACGACTGTATCTGTCTAAGGTAACGGGTAGAAGGAGCAAGGAGACAGTAACCTATGTGAAACGCATATGGTTACATTATAAGCGATTAAAGGATCAGAATGAAGTTAAGAGGATTTATAGGGGTAGTACCTATATTGGGTATTACACTCCTTCTGAGCGTAGTTGCAGAAGGGTATCTTATCAAGAAGTACTACAATCTATCCGAGCAAAGGGCGAAGACGATAGTACAATTAGATGCCAATCTGACAGCTACAGTAGAAGAGTTAAACAAGGCTAATGATGTAATAGCATCGCTTCAAGCTGAGATTGAAGGCTACAAAGTAGCTGATGCAGAGGCTAAGGCGAAGATAAAGCTATTAAACACTAAGCTAAACAAAGCCTTGAGAGAAAGAGCAGTTGCCATAAGAAAGGCTAATGTAAACTATCGTACGCTAAGACGAAAGATTGCGTACTACAATAAACTGTTAAAGAAAAGAGGAACAAATGTCAAGATCAAAGATTGTAATCGCCATCTCACTGTTATCTATTCTACTGTTCGAGGGTTGCGGTACAAACCCCTCGCCAACAACGATAAAGGACAGAGTAGTAATACACAAGATACAAAGTGGTACGGTATATTATAGGATAAAACCGGAGGCTACAAAGGTAGTACCAGAACCTAAAGTGCCAAGTGAGCCGCTTACAGGTGAGAAAGTAGCTACATACATTATCAACCTAAGACAAGCATTGAACACTTGTAATACACAGATGAGAATGTTAGATGCCTTAAGAGTTGAAATGAACCAACTAAACGAGGATAACAATGGCTCAATACAAGATAGGCAGTGAAGAGATAGCATGGGGAAGAGGTACATATAACGCTGGAACAGGTATATGTGTCATATCAAAGAAAGAGGTAAACTCCGCAGCCATACCTACATCAGAGGATATGTTACAAAAATCAACTGTTGATGGTGTACTTAAGGAGTTAGTAGCGTTATATGAAGAGGTGAAGGATCAGCTGATAGTACTTGATCCGACAATAGTTGATGGCGACATGGTACAAGTTAGAACCGACACTACAACGGGGATCAAAAAACTAATACCTGTAACATACACTGAAACAGTATTAACTTTAGAAGCGGGAGTAACACATCACACTACACAGGGAGATGCAAAGATCAGGAAGATAGCTAATGGTATGCTAATCATGGGCTTTGGCGGTGTGCAGTTTAAAGTAGAGAACTACACTTTAGAGTATGGTAAAAAGGTCAAGTTATTAGGCACAGTAGCACAAGGCTTTAGACCGTTACCAAACACAGTGTGGAAGTTCCCCGTAAAAGAGGGTGTACATATCAGTATCTATGCTGACGGTGAAGTCAAAGCATGGATCGAACAGACACACGCTGACGGTGAGTCGATCACAGCCTACTTCACCAATTTAGCTGACAGTCAAAAATAGGGTAGAACAATGCAAGGAACACAACAAAAGGTGTTCTATAACTTTAGTGGGGCAGTGAACAATCAAACATCACCCACTAAAGTTGATCAACCTTTCACAGTAGAAGGGTGGAACATAGAACACTACAAGGGTAGCTTAGTACCTACAAGAGAGGATCGTTACATAGGTAACGCAGGTCTGCCTTATAGGTACGAGTATAAGATAAGAGGTGAGTCATGCACGGTACAAGACTCATACCCATTAGCCACAGCCGTTTACAATCATAACATATACTCAGCACGATACAATGGGTCTCCAATAGCGGTGTCAAATTGTAAGTGCAGTAAGTCGTTTAACAGTTTAATAATTGAGAACAGAGGGTCTATGACTGTAAGCACACCTAACAACAGTCTAACACAAGGCAGGGTACTTAATCAGTACACATTTGAGATGCTCCGAGCTGGATTGTCCTCTATACTTGCGGTGCTACCCGCTGACTTAACCATTACATATAACAACACTAATGTAACGGCTAAGACTTTCATAGAGGACACGCAGGATATACTCAAGAGTGTAGAGGATAGTACAGATAAAAACGAGCAGTTAAGGCTTTATAATGAAGCGGAGAAGCGTATATTTACAATACAATCTGCATATAAGAACTACACTTCATCTGATACAGGTGTAACAGAGAAGAATGAAACAGTAGTTAAGTTTGAAAATCAGTATAAAGAGACAGAGAAAGCCTGTTATAACTTATTGTACAGTGGAAATGTGGGCAGTGTTAATCAAGACAAAGTCATCACCACGAACTACTACAATTTCTTTGAAGGTATGCGTTTAACCAACAATGACCTTATAACAAGGAAGTGGGATAGTTCATCTACATTTGCTGAACACATAGCAGTTGAGAATAACAGGATACAATCTGACCCAGTAATGTCTAACTCGCAAAAAGCTTACGATTGGCGTAAGCTTTTCACTGAGGTATATGACAGACTTAAACAAGAGTTGCCTAACGAGGCTAAGGCTGTAAACGATGCCACTGATTATATAGGGGATAAGTTAGAGGAGTACAGAGCGGAGGCGAGGAAGGTTATCGACAGTAACACATTCCAACACAGTTTCACAATGACACAGTACAACAGCTGTATAGGTGTAGAGTCTGCACCAATCACAGATGTAGCGTACTACGGCACACTATCAGATGAATTGACATTCGATTTGTTGGAGATAAACAATGAGGTAGATAAAGTTAGGTTTTATTACAATCCACCCGATACGGCTAATTATTACCTAATAGGTGAGGTGGATGCAAGAGATGCAAGTGGCAACCGTATAACTAAAGCCACAATAACACTTGACACTACTGACCCTTTTGAGATGATAGGGCTGCCGCAGTTATCTACACGAGGTAAACTAAATAAGGATTTCATAGATGTTGTTGGACTTGATATTGTCAAAGGCATTCTGTTCTTCTTCCGTAGGTCTGACGATACACGGCTATATTATAGCAAACAAGGACAGCCTGATTATATATCTAACTTACAGTTTTTAGCGTTTGAGCGGGGCATTGTACATATAGAACGAATACAGAATTCCCTATTAGTATTTGACGGCTACAATAATTACACGGTGTCCACTGACGGCACATTCACAGTTAAGCGTGTGGACAGTGATAGTTATTTACGAGCGCCCACAACAGTTGTAGCGAGATACGCTAATGTTATGTGGCTACACTATCAAGGCTTAAAGATACAGATGGGCTTTGGTTCACAGTCGCTGACTCACGCATTTTGGGATAGGTACACAATTCCGACCGACATCGATCCCACAGCGTGGAGTAGCGCTTTGTGGAAGGATAGCTATTGGCTCCTACACGTACCAACCGATACGCTGTATGAGTTTAATCTCAAGACGAGGACATTGCATCTACACAAGGCTAACAAAGGCTATGTGCATATATACGCCTATGAGGACAAGCTGTATGCCACAACAAGGAATGGAGCTTTATACGCCCTATTTGATGATGAAGCGTATAAATCCTTCTACTTGAGAACGGGTACATTTACGGGATACAGGGCTGATGTGTGGTTGGAGTTTTTAACCTACGCCATTAGTCAAGAGTTCTTGAACGAAAAAGGTAAGCTGAAAGTAAAGGCTTTTATAGATCAGCGTTTAGTGTTAGAACAAGAACACCCGACAGAGAAGTACAAAGCCCAACACAAGGACGATAAGGTTGTAGCAGAGAGAGTTCCATTCCCTACACGAGGGAATAAGGGTTCAAATATTTACATTGAATTTAGAGGTACTGATGTGATACTGAACAGTTTGACGTTATTCTATACAACACATCAGTACGAGTATTAAGGAGCAAATGATGGCACTATTTGGAGCTATATTGGGTGGTCTATTGTCATACGGTGCGGCTAAGAAGCAGGGTAAAGCTGCGGACAAAGCTGCACAGGTACAACAAGACCAACTCAATTTTACGAAAGATGTGTACAAAGATGCACAGGCTAAAGAGGCTGAGTGGTATAAAACATTCGGCTTCATTGATGAGAATATAGCTGACTTCGCACAGTCAATCAATTCGGGGCAGATGGCACAATATAAAACCGCACAATACGAACAGGCTTTTCAGAAGATGAGAGATCAGTCGTTAGCGATGCTGTCACAGCGTGGTTATGAGGTGGGCAATGGTATTGAGGCAGGTTTAACATTGCAGATACAGCAGAACAAGCAGATGAAACTTGCAGAACTCAAGGCTATGCAACCCTACGAGGACGCTCAAACTATGATGAACATAGGTAACTATGCGTGGAACCACAAGACAAATCCTTATAACCTATTGGGCAATGTGCAACAAGCAGCTAACGGCGCAACGAGTAGTCTGAACACTTTAGCTAACTTCTATGGACAGAGGGCTAACAGTGCTGCACAATTTGGCGGACAACTTGCAGGGGCATTTGCACCTGTACTACGACCTATGATGAGCCCAACTGTGGGTAACGTACTGTTCGGAGCACCCAATCCTGTAAACAGTATGCCGACACCTACTCCTAACGGTGTAGGATACGGTGGTGGAGTGTCTTACGGTGCGCCAACAGGTGGTGGTTGTGCTAATGGTCAATGTGGATCGGGGATATTGTAATGGGCTTAGGTAGTTTTACAGCATACGCCGCAGTAGGTGGTAATGCAGAGGAAATGTACAACAAACAGCAGATGGACAAGCAGATGCAGCAAATGCAGCTTGAGAACGCAAGGCTGTCATTGTTACAGAGACGACAAGCTATGGCAAATCAAAGGGTCAAAGGCGTAGGTGGCAGAGGTGGTGGTGGCGGTAAAGCCCCCGCTAAGGAAGGCACAGGCTACGGAGAAGGCTCTTCTAACGGCACTGTCAAGCTTGAACAGTACGATGAAGAGATAGCTAAGAACAAAGCGGACTTACATGAAGGCATAGCACGATTTAAGTCCACAGGTGATCCAAAGTACCTTATGGATACAATGTCAAGAAACCCGCGCATAGCAGCACTATTCCATAACCCACAGAAGGCAGAACCGATGTCCGAGTGGGATATACAGGGTCATAAGGACGAAATCCTTAAACAGCACCCAGATTGGAAGGATTTAAATGATCAGGAGTTAGTAGACGCCACAATGAAGAACTACGCCAAGTTCACCTATGTAGATCAGGCTGGTAAGATACAAGAGTCCATAGAGGATATAAATCAAGTGGCGGTAGCCACAGGTTATATTAACAAGAACACGCCTAAGAGTAGAATACAAGACTACATTAACAGCCAGTTGACATACAACAGAGACGGGTCAAAGAAAGGCTCTGTAGTATCGCACATTCAAGCTGGTATAGTACAAGCCTACTTGAAGAACGACACCAAAGCTGTAGAAGAATTGCAGTCTATGTTAAACGCTGTTAAAGGTAAGAAGGACAACACCGCCATATCAGGCGCTACGCCTAAAGCCCTAATCTCATCTATGTATGCTAAAGAGTTTAATGACGCATACAAGAGGGGAGATGAGAAGGCTATGCGTGAGATTGAGCAGAAGATATACGATGCAGAGAGACGCTTTGATACCATTAAGACTGAAACATCTATATCGACCGCTAAGGCTAAGATTAAAGCCGCTCTTACCGCAGTCGGATCATCTAACAAGAATGTAAGAGGGGCAGCTAAGAATATACTCAAGGCTACAACAGGTATGGAGGCATCTAAGGGCGACACTATAAACTACGGCGGTGCAACAATGAGAGCCTCGTCTATATTGGTAAACGGTCAAGATATACCGATAGCGTCGTGGTCTGACATACACAAGGCTATAAAGTATGCTAAGGTGAACGGTTGGGATCAAGATAAGATTGACGCACTGAAACAGGTACAAGAGACATATAAGGGTGTCAAGACAGGTGATGTACTGTTACAAGGTCTCCGTACAGGTGAAAGTAAACAGACACTATCAGCAGTGTTGTTGGAACAGGCACAATTAGGCAAACGCCCACCAGCTAAAATGAAAGTGTTGTACGCAGGAGCGGTGAACTACGCCATAGAGAAGGCTAAGAGGAGTGAAGAGGTAAACTCAATCACTTTACAGAAGGCTTTTGATGAGTACATCACTAAGAACGGAAAAGTGTCATTAGCCGACACAGCTTCCACAGGCGGAGATACAGCAGGTTCACTACTATTGGCACAGTACAGTAAAGGCAGACAATTTGAACAGAGTACATACACAGGTGTAGCTGACAAACTCGGTGCTATGTCTAAGGCTCAAAGAGGGCATGGTGCAGATTATGTAGCCTATGCTGTCAAAAAGATAGACGCATATAAAGAATTACATGGCACGATGCCGCCACAAGATCAAGTTGATAAGTGGTTGTTAGAAGCTAAGAACTTAGGCTCAACAGGACTAAGGGCAAGTGCGACAGAGACTATGGAGACAGAGGATCAGAAGCTCACAAGACAGGTTATGAACAAAGCCTTTGGTGTTGATAAGCTTACACAGGTGTCAGATATGAAGGCTATCAACAGCCCCACATATAAAAACTTGAAGGCTGAAGCGTGGGCGTATGAACACAAGTTAGGAACAGCTGTACGATCACAAGCCAACAAGGTAATGGAACAGTACAAGACTTACCCTGTTGCAGTAAAAGGCTTTGCCAAAGCACTCAATGCGATAGACTTTATGGGCAAGTTGGCAGAAGACAATCCTGCCTTGATATCAGAGATAAAGGACTCTAAAGGCTTTATTCAATTCCTTAAGAAGGAAGTGTTTAAATATGTTCCTGGTGGTGCGTCAAGCATGAAAGCCTTTGCACAACAGTTCAAGTCTCCCGATGAGTTCATGCAACACTTAGCCAATGTGTACGATGTACAAAGTGGTACGGCATTAGCAGCGCTTATAAAGGCGATGTCGGGACTTGCTGTTACAGATAAAGAGTTCAGCCGGTGGAAGGACATGGTATTGGGTAACGGTATGCAGACAGCAGAGACACTATTCAGTAAGTTGTCATCTACTGTAAACTCTCTATCTCAAGAGACGCTACAACAGGCTGATATGTTATGGGATAGTGGAGCAAGAGGCTCTGCCACTACACTTGCAGAGAATATGTACAAGTCCATGAGCTTGATGCCAAAATCCTACCATGCAGTGCAGAAGAGAGAAGCAGCCGTAAGACAGAAGGTAGATACGCAATACGAGGCTATCTATACATCACATAGAAGCGTGATAGATCAGGTATCCGTTGACACAGGAGTAGGCTTGAATGATGTGTCAAGAGTCTATAATATGTTGATACACAAACAACGCCCAACGGCTCCTTCTGATGTGCAAACAGCACGGGCTATATTGGAGAGGTTAAAATGAGTAATAGAAGATCAAATCAACTGATTGGCGCACCACAGCGTGGGACTGTAACGGCACAGTCCTACACTGAACAGCAAGAGGTTAAAGCCTCTATTGATGAGCTGATAAGGGTAGCCAATGTAAGTAAAGAACGATATTCTGACAGTAGGGCAGAAGCAGAGGAGTTGTGGAAGTTGTACGACGGGGAGCATTACACTGATGCACAGTGTAAAGCCCTTATGAGAAGAGGCTCTCCGGTAGAGTACAAGTCTGTCTTCACACAGTTAGCTCAAGCTATACAGGGGTATTTCCAAAAGGTGCAGGTTAGGACTGTAATACAACCAAGAGGCACTAACATGGATAATAGGACGACGCAGGTACATCAAGCGTATCTGGACTATGTGAAGTCAATATCCGACTTCCCCTCTATACAGGGAGAGGTCATATTGGACAGCCTACTGTCAGGATTAGCGGTGGTAGAATACGATGTGTATCCTACCAGTATGAAGGATGAGTTTGGCATGGTCATAAATGATATAAAGATAAAGCCTGTTCCTGCCAATCAAGTCATGCTTGACCCAAACAGTGTAGAGTATGACTACTCCGACGCACTGTATATCCACCGTTGGAAGTGGGTGGGTCAGCGTTACATTAGACAAATGTTCGGCTCAACATGGTTAAGTAAACTGACTTCACGGCACATTGCCGTCGAAGGCTTTGACGATACAGAGTTCTATGAAGACGATAAGCAGACAGACTTATGGGCTGATGAGGATCGTTTCTTCATTATGGAGACACAGTATCGTTTACCTAACGGCAAGATTGAGCGTATATTCTGGCATGATAGGTATGTACTTAAGAGGGAGATACTTCCCACACAGATATTCACATATAGACCCGTGAAATTTAAGGTGGAAAGGGCAACTAATCAGTATTACGGAGATTTTAAGCTGATAAAGGGTAATCAGATAGCCTTAAACCAAGCCATTGTAACACTACAAGGTATCTTGAATGGCTTTAAAGTAATAGCCCAAGAGGGTTCAGTAGGACAACAACACAAGCGAGAGTTTAACGATGCACTGTACACACCTAACCAAGTGGCGTATGTGAACAATGTAAACGGTATTATGATACA